ATGCCATCGAGAGGCGCCGCGCGGGGGGTCGGGGTCATACCCCCAGGGGGTGCCTGGTCGGCCCGGTCAGGGCGTCCAGACTCGCTCGGTCACGAAGGTGACGCCGCCCGAGAACACCTCGGGCAGCGTGTCGCTCTTGTCGCGGTTGCACTTGCGATGGGCCGCCGCGATGTTGTCGAGCGTGTCCGTGCCGCCGCGGGCGAGCGGCGTTATGTGGTCGATCTGAAATGACAGTTCGTGATCGTGAGGCAGGTCGTAGTCGATGGGCAGGCCGCACAGGTGGCAGTCGTCACCTCGACGCTTGATGACACGCCGAAAGCGATCACGCCTCGCTGTGTTGCGGCCCTCGCTCATGTCAGAACGAGAACCCCTCGTATGCAACGGGCTTGCTCGCATCGGCCCGCCTGCGTGGCTTGCTCGCAGCCGCAGCCTCGGCGCTCAGTGGGGCGTACTGCGTGGCACTGCCCTGCCGTGCTGGTATCAGGTTGCTGTGCTGCACAGGGGCCTGCTGTACGGGCGCCTGCACAGGGGCCTCCTGCACGGGGGCCTGTGTGGGCACCTCCTGCACGGGGGCCTCGGTGGGGGCCGCCTGCACGGGGGCCTGCTGCACGGGGGCCTGCACGGGCTCCTGCGGGACGATCTCGGCAGGCACGTCTACAGGCAGCCCCGCACGGCCCGGCACGCCCTGCGGCGTTTCAGGGGCCGCCGCAGTAGCAGGCGCAGCCAGCCGGGCAAGGGCCTCGGCCACGGCCGCGTCACCCTTGGCTGCTGCAGCCTCGGCGCTTTCCACGATTCCGTTGCGCTCCAACACCATTGCTCAGAACCTCAGATCTTGAAAGGGAAGGGCAGCGCGTTGAAAGCGCCCCGTATGGCGGCCTCGACCAGGTCGTCGAGCTTGGACAGATCCGGCAGCTTCGGCAGCAGCCGATCGAGCACGCGGTCGACGATCTCGTCGAGCTTCTCGTCGAACTTCTCGGCGAGCTTGTCGGCGAGCACCGGGGCGATAACCGCCGCAGCCGGGGCCAGAATCTTGCCGATCGTTTCGGGCTTCATGCGTGCGGATCTCCTCGGTTCGTCGGTCTAGTTGGTTGGACGTTTGAGCCCGCCGCCGGATCGCTCGACCTCGCTCGCGTGCGCCTGCGGCTTGCTTGCGGGTGACCAGCCACGCAGCGAGGCCGCGACGGTAATCGCGTATGGCGTAACGCCAGAGTCAGGATCACGGCGACGGGCTAGGCGCAGACACTCGCGCGCTCTTAGGGCGCCTGTAGCGCCGCGCAGCGAGCCGGAATGCGCCAGCTATGGAAACGGCCCCATGCCACCCGATCGGGGCAGCCGGGGCCGTTTTGGGCACAGTTGTGCTGTTGCGTCGGAGAGTCTAAAAGCGCGCGGCGTCAATCGCGTTCACTGCTCGCGGGAATGAACCGACCGCAGAAACGACGAAACCCCCGCCGTAGCGGGGGCTTGTCGAGGGCCTGGTCGTCAGGCCGCCGCGGGCTCGACCACCTCGACCTTGACGCGCTGCAGAAGGGTCTGCGTCTGACCCTTGTACTCGCCGTAACCCTTGACGGTGCCGGTCACCTTGACCATGTCGCCGCGGTCGAGGCCGAACAGGTCGCGCGAGGTGCCCATCGCCTTGAGCACGCGGCCGTCGGCGAGCTTGAAAACCACGATCTTGACGTACTCGGTGCCGTACCCGGCGTACTTGTCGCGCTCAAACCCGGCCGACACGACGACCTCGGCGTCGAGGCCGCGCAGGCGCTCGCCGACCTCGCCAACCGTGTTGTTGTTCATCGCAGCGAGCCGGGCCTCGCGGCGTGCCTGCTCGGCGTGCGCGGCGTCCCACGCCTCTGCCAGCTCGCGCGCTGCGTTCTCGCGGGCAATGTTGGCGTGGTACTCGGCGATTGCGTCGCCGTGCTCGGCGAACAGGGCGGCCTCGCGGGCGGCCTTGCGTGCGGTCGACACGGCCTGCGAACGCTCAACCTTGCCGGTGCCAAAGCAGCCGTAGCAGGTGCCCTCGCACACGCCAAAGCTGTTGACCCAGCGGTACAGGCCCGAGCCACCGCAGCGGCCGCAATCTTCCAGCCACTCGATCCGATCGGTGCCGAGCTTGCCGGGGTGTGGGTCGACGTATCCGACGACGTCGAACTTCATTCCCTGGTAAGTGACCTTGACGCTCATTTGGGGCTCCTATCCCTCGCTGTTGATAGGTCAACACTAACATGCGTTCTGTTGAGGTGTCAACACGAAAACGCCCCCGGCGCCCGAGGGCGTCGAGGGTGTCTCGTCACACGTGATTGCGGCCGTGATTCTCGCCGCCGCAGTTGCAGTCGCACGACGGGCCGACGGCCGCCATGCAGACCCCGTTGCATTCCTTCTCGGGGTTGACGCGCCCGGCGAGTTGACCCCATTTGAGGTGCTTGCCGTGCTCGCTGCAGTACAGGCCCGCGGCGATCAGTGCCTCGCCGTTGTACCCGCCGTAGAAGATCGGCACCGAGGTGCTCGGCGTCGCGCCGACGTACGGGCTATCGGTGACCCGGTGCAGCTTGCAGCCCTTCTCGGGGCAGCGCCCGAACCAGCGATCGAGCTTGCGGGCCTTACCACGAATTGCGGTCATTGTGGGCTCCTATCCACTGTTGAGTTTTCAATATCGCGGGCCTCGCGGGGCCTGTTGATAGCTCAACACTAGCACGCTGTGTTGAGGTGTCAACACGGGGTGTCGCGTGTCGGTTACGCTGCTCGGGCGGCCTCACTTGTGGGGGGTTGAGGCCGCACAGCAGAACGCCCCGGCGCTACCTATCCGGCGCCGGGGCGTTCGTGCGTCAGCGGGGCGCTCAGGCCGTCAGAACGGGCCGCATGTGCAGCAGCGCAGCGAGATACGAGCCGGTGTCGTCGTACACGCGCTCAAACTCGGGCTCCTCGTCGAGCGTGATCTTGCCCGCCCGGCGCTCGATCTCGTCGAAAACCCATGCGCGCGTCATGCGCTCGGCGGGCGACGGCGCCGCGAGGGCCTCAAGCGTCGCGGCCGACTGCAGCAGCACGGGCAGGCTCGCGCGGGCGAGCACGGCCTGCTTGCGGGCCTCGGTGGTCTGTGCGGTCATGTTGGGCTCCTATCCCTGGTGTTGGTTGGTTGACGTCTCAGCGGCCGTCAGGCGGCCGGGAAGGTGTACAGGCACACGCCCGTGTAGTTGGGGCCGGTGTAGCGGCTCGTCGCCCCGGCGGCCTCGATCAGCCGGTACACCTGCACGTAGCTGCCGAACGCAACGCGCTTGCGGGCGAGGGCGTACTGCTGCTGCAGCACCTCGGCGATTTGATCCATTGTGACCGTCTCGCCTGCGAACACGGCGAGCAGCGCCTCGGCGGTCGTCTCGGCAATCTTGCTGGCTGGCTTCTGCATTTTGGGCTCCTATCCCGTTGTTGATACCTCAACACTAGTCGACTCCTGTTGAGGTGTCAACATGTAGCGAGGCCCCCGCCGGATCTCGACGAGGGCCTCGCGTGTGCCGGGGCGCTACGCCTTGGGCGCCTTGTGCTTGCGCATCTTGCCGATTGACGAGATGGTCACCCGCTCGCCGCAGTGCGTGCACACGCCGTAGTTGCCCGAGCAGTAGCCGGTGCGGGCCGTCTCGCGCGGGTAGTCCCAGGTGCCCGAGCCTGCGCACTGGTCGGCCGGGGCCGCCTTGCCGATCGTCCACTCGACCGGCGCCGACGGGAAGCACTTCGTGCACAGCATGGCGCCGTGCTCGGCGACGGCGTCGGCCTCAGTCTCGCCCGACAGGTTGGGCAGCCAGCCGATACGGGTCGTCGGCCGCAGCGACGAGCAGCCGCGCGAGCGGTGAATGTGCCCGCCGGGCACCAGGAAGAACCGCAGCCATCCGCGGTAGCGGGCGGCCTCGTGAGCGTCGATCGCGTCGCTCGCGTCCTGCTTGGCGGCCACCGCAGCCGGGTACGCCTCGACCGCAGCCGCGTACACCTCGCGGTTGTAAATGACGATCGACTCGTCGGCCGCGCGGGCGGTCGCAGCGTCGAGGGCCGTCTCATGGCTCATCTTCCAGTACCCGCCGTACGTCTTGTCGTCGTTGGCGGCACGGTGCAGCCGATCGGCGGCCGACTCCCACGCGGTGTAGGCGTCAAACCAGGCGTTCGTCAGCTTGGCGAGGATCTCGTCGGCGGCCTTGGCGTCGGCCTTGTCGAACGCCGCGGCCTCGTCGCCGTACACGGCCGACATGCTGCTACCGACGTTCGCGCGGTTGAACTCGCGGGCCGCGGCCTCGTCGTCGAACACGCGGGTTTCGTCGGCCGTCTCGACGACGTAGACCTTGATCCCGGCGGTTGCGGTGCTGGTGTTCATTGTGGGCTCCTATCCCGTTGTTGATACCTCAACACTAGTCGACTGCTGTTGAGATGTCAACACGTACGCGCGAACAATTTCCGTAGACACGAAAACGCCCCGCCGTGGCGGCCCGGCGGGGCGTTTCGTATCGGTTAGCGCCAGACCCGGTCAACCAGGCCGTTGATCTTGTCGAGTCGGTTCGCCTCGCGCAGAATGCGAGTCTTTGCCATCTCGGCGTTGTCGAGGTGCCACCAGATTGCGTGTTCCTCGGGGCTCTCGTCGCCGTAGACCTTGCGCGCGTCGAGCCATGCCTCGGTGAGTTCGTTCAGCCGCGGCTGCAGCTTGGCGAGATCTCGGGCAAGCTCCTCGTACGTGAACGACGAGCGCATCGGGCCGAATCGGGAGACGTGAAGTGCAGACATGTTGGGCTCCTATCCCGTTATCACTGTTGAGTTTTCAAATCGTCGGGGGCTTGGCGGCCCCTGTTGATAGCTCAACACTAGACCATGTCTGTTGAGGTGTCAACACAGCAGAACGCCCCGCGAGTCGACGTGCCCGCGGGGCGTTTGCTGACTTTCCGGCCGAAACCTGTCTACCTGCGACGACGCACTCGCCGGCATGCCTCGCCGGCGTTAGCTGGTCAGAACGGTGGCGGCAGCGACACCCTGCGCAGCCGGAACACCTCGCCACCCGACGGGCTGCCCAACATCGCGCACTGCAGCGCCTCGGACACCTCGCGCGACAACTCGACGCCCTCGTCGAGCAGCACGACGTCGAGCACACACCCGCGTACCGACGTCGTCACGTTGCGCGCAGAGAACGCCCGCGACACCGGCAACCCGAGACGCCTCGCAAGCGTCTTGGCGGCGTCCATCCGCGCAGCGACGACCGCAACGCCCGTCATCGCTTCGCAGCCTTCGCGGTGAACACGAACAGGATCACGCCGTCATCCTCGCTGCCCAACTGCGCAGCGGCGTCGACAGCGCCCTTGTGCACGTTCGGGCCGCCGCGGCGAGCAGCCCTGAGGCTCCCACGCCATGCGAGCGTGACGTCGGCCGCCGCGTATCCCTCGCTGTCGCACATGCGGGCCAGCACCCGCGCGGCGTCGGCCGTCAACACCTCGACCGCGCTCGGCTGGCGACACAGGTACTCGCGCGTCACCGGAAAGATCGTCAGGCACTCGTCGCCGGGCTTGACCTTGCTCGCGCTCACTCGCGCACCTCCTGCACATCGGCGGCCGGGGCCGCAGCGATCGCCTGCCACAACGACAGACGCATATCGGGGTCGCCGACGTACCCGCCCAGCGAGGCCGCCGCAGCGGCGTACCTGTCGGGGCCGCCGTCGGCCGTCGGCTGCGCAGCGGCCTGCGCCTCGGCGAGGCTGCCGCGGAACCGCTCGCGGATCTCCTCGGCGACCAGGCCCTCGGCGACGCACAACTGCCGCAGACGCTCAGCGGCAAGCTCGCTCAGAATCTCGTCGATCGACCCGCGGAAGTTGCGCGCGGCGTAATCGGTGAACGGCACGACACACATAACCGTCTGCCCGACCTTGGCGCCGACCGCAGCGACCCACCGCGGCCCCGCGAGGTACGGGCTGCGAAAGATCCGGTACGTGACGACCCGGCGGCGCTGCTGCTCGCGCTCAAGCCACGACAGCGCGTCGTCGACCGTCTGCCCGGCGGGCTGCTCGACGTCGTCGGCGAGGTAACACACGTCGAGGCGATCCCAACGCGCGGCGTCGTCGTCGATCGTCTGCACACGGCCGCGCAGCGGGCCGTCGAGAAACGCAACCTCACGCGCCATTGCGCACCACCGCCCACACGAACGCAGCGGTACGCCGCAGCCACGCACGCCACGACTCAAGCCGCCCGGCCGGGATGATCTGTACGAGGTTGTACTCGGCGTCCCAGAGGCGAATCAGCGGCCCGCGCGTGCGGCCCCAGCGCCTCGCACGCAGCACCCGCCAACGGCCCGCCACAGCGGCGCCCAGGCGGTCGAAACACGCAGCGATGGCGAGGAACAGCACGCGCAGGAACACCCGCCCGGCGTCGAGCAGATCCTCGGCGGCCTCGCGCAGCGTCGGCGGCGCCGGGGTCAGGTTGATGCCGAGCAGCGGGCCAAGCTGCCCGAGCGCCCGGTCGATCGAGAACTGCAGCGTTTGCAACGGATCTCGGCGCTGCGCTCGCAGCGGCCACTCGTCTGTGTAGAGCACGCCGTCGATCTCCACGCTGGCGATCGAGTGCCCTTTACGGTCGGTCAAACCGGGCTCCTATCCCTATTCAGTTGTGTCAAGCAGCACCAACGGTCGCACGCAGAAACGCCCCCGACCGATCACCCAGCCGAGGGCGTGTCGCCTTGCGCGTCAAGCAGGTTCGGGCCTGTCGAACTCCTCGCACCACATCAGCAGGAACTCGCGCGCCGGGCGAGGCGTACCGGCGGCCACCGCAGCATCGAACAGCGCCACCAGGGCGACGAGGTACGCCGCCTCGTACTCGTCGTCGACCTCGACGGCGCGCGTCGTGATCTTGCGGCGCTGCCGGGCCACGTTCATGCCGGGGTCTACCGAGAGCACGCGAACCGCTCAGTTAGCAGCGTCCAACCCGCCTCGGTCAGTTCAAAGTCGCCGCGACAGCCGCAGTCGCAGCCGGTCACCAGGCCGCGCCCGGCGACCCTGCGGAACTTGGCGAGCACCACCCGCCACGGCACGCCGACGACGTCGCCCGCCGGGCCGTCGATCGCCACACCACCGAGCACCCGCGCGACGTCCCAACGGTTCGCCCACACGCCGCCGCGGGCATGCGTAACGACGGCCACCGCGGCGAGGAACCGCGTATCTGGAATGTCGCGGGCGTGTTGATAGTTCGGCGACCGGCGCAGCGCGTCGACGTCGTGCGCGTTGACCGCCCACACGGTGCCGCCGTTGCCGTCCGAGATCCGCTCGCCGCGCAACTGCCCGCGGCCGATCAGCTTGCCGACGTCGCGCCTGCGCACGCCGAGCAGCTTCGCCGCGCGGCCCTGGTGATACCAGCCGCCCATCACCACAGAACCCCCGTCGCCTCGATCGCCCGGCGGGCGTCGTCGAGCGCAGCCATGCGCAGCGCCAGGGCCTCGCGGGCAGTCGGGCCGCCCTCGCCGTCGCCGACGCAACCGCTGCAGTCACCGCCGCACGTGCCCTCGCGGTGCAGGCCGCCGGTCTGCCGATCCTCGTCGCACGCCACGCAGGCGCCGGGGCCGCCGCACAGCACAGCCGTGCTCGACGGCGTGTGCACGACGACGTGCGGGCCTTGCCCGTAATCGGGGTGAGCGAGGCTCGCCTGCGACGTCCAACCCCACTGCGACAGATCGACGCCCGCAGGCCGCACGGGTCGAAACCACGCGCGGCCGTCGGCGCCGACTCGGGCCGGGTACAACTCGGCGACGCTCACGCGCTCGCCTCGATCGCGTCCTGCGCAGTGTGGTGCTCAAGGATGCGCACCACGGTGCTGTACCCGACGCCGAGCTTGCGGGCGATCATCGACGGCGCCGTGCCCTCGGCGTGCTCGGCGAGCACCTCGGCGACCTTGCCGCGGTCGATCCGCGTCACACCCTCCGACACGATCCGCTCGGCCGCGACAGCGTGCACGCCGAACAGCGCCGGATCTGTCGACGGCTCGACGTCGATCGCCGCCAACTGCACCGGCTGCGCAGCACGCGCGGCAGGCTGTGCGGGCTCCTGCGCGGCGTGCGCAGCAGCGTGCACCTCGGTGTGCACGTGCGCACGATCGGCCCATGCGCTCGCGCGCTCCTGCGCGAGGTCGTCGAGCGTGAACGGTGCAGCCTGCTCGTCGACGCGCACCTCGGCGCGCTCGCTGCTCGACAGCGCCAGCAAGGCGATCGTCGACCCGGTGATCGAGAGGTCGATCACGACCGGGACCAGCCACGCGATAACCGGCGCAATGCCGCCCCACCCGATCGCCAACTCGCGCAGCGATGCGAACGACAGCGCGAACGCCGACGAGGCCACCGCGACGGTGATCCACAGCGACGCAGCGTATGCGCCGCCGATGATGCGCGACTGCACCAGCTTGTGCACGCCATGCGTAGCGCCGAGCAGCGCGATCGGGGCGACCGCCGCGAGGGCCGCCGCGACGACCGGGTTACCGGCGTGCGTGTTCAGCAGAGCATGCGTGACGTTGCCCAGGATCGACGCCGCGACACCAGCGGCGAGCCAGCCGCGAAAGAACCGCGTCGCCTGCTCGCGCGGCGTCCGGTCGCCGTGCCTGCTCGGGGCGCTCACTTGACGGCCTCAGTCGTGACGCGCACGGTGCTGGCGATCTCGGCGAGGCTGCGGCCCCGGCCGAACGAAGCGGAGACGAAGAACCGGCCGAAACGGGCCGCGACGTCACAGCGGTTGCCGCGCACATACCAAGGCGTACCCGCCGCGGTCGTGCCGGTCAGATCAAACTCGTTCATTGGTTGGGCTCCTATCCCGTTGTGCTGCTGTTCGATTGTGGAGGGGGCGAGGGCGCCCCGGCGATCACTGACAAGCGACTCGCCGGGGCTCCCGAAATCAGGACTCGATGCGGTCGTGAACCGGCAGCAGCGCAACGCACTTCGGGCCGCCGAACTCACCCTCGATCAACTCGCCGAAACGCGAATCGCCGCCCGCGTGGTTGCCGCCGCACTGCAGCCACTTGCCCGCGAGGAACTCGCCAACCGGCACCAGGTGCGGCAGGGCGCCGCGCAGGTTCGACTCGACCATCACGACGGCCGGGGCGTCGTCAGCGACCGCGAACGCCTGCGACTGGCGAGGCAGCGGGCGAACGTCCTTCTCGCCGGGCTTGACGTACCCGACAAGGGTCAGCTTGCGGGCGGTCGACACGCCGCCGAGCGTGAAGTCGCCGAGCGGGTGCCGGTAGATGTTCAGCGGCAGGCCCTTCGGCAGGTTGTTGAGATCAATCATGTTGGGCTCCTATCCCGTAGCGCCCCGGCGGGGCGTCTGTTGACTATTCAACACGAGACCTGTTGCGGTGTCAACAGGAAACGAGAAACGCCCCGGCCGCGTGGCTCGGGGGCGTCTCGTCGAGGTCAGCGCCGCGACCACTCGATCGGGCTGCCGCCGCGCGTGCACTTGCAACGCCAGCCGGTCATGTTCTTGGGCTGCCGGTACCGGGCGAACTCCTTGCCATGCCCGCAGCGGCCGACCCACGGCGACGTCTCGTCGAGGTGCTCAAAGCAACGCTGACCGTTGCCGCCGAGGCTGCGGTGCTTGGCGGCCCACACAGCGTCATGCCCGTGCGAGTGACCCACCAGGGCGTGCGCAATCTCATGCGTGATCGTCTGCCACGTGTCGGCGTACGAACGCTGCGCCATCAGCGGCTTAGACAGGCCGATCTGCTTCGGGCCGTACTTGCACACGCCAGCCCGGCGACGCGCGTTGTCGAACGTCACCGACCACCCGATCAGGCCGTGCTCAGCGATCAACGCCTGCGCGATCTTGCGGGCCTCAGCCATGCTCATGTGCGCAGGCGTGACCGGCGTCGCCGGGCGTGCGACCGGCCGCGAGATCACCGCAGGCGCAGGCGAAAACGTCAACTGCTCGCCCAGGCCGTCGAAAGCGATCTGCGAGGTGCTGGTGCGGGGCTTGCTCATTCGGGGCTCCTATCCCTTGGTCGTGGCTCCTGTTGACTATTCAACACCAACACTGTTGAGGTGTCAACACAGAAACGAGAAACGCCCCGATTCCGTTGCCAGCGGAACCGAGGCGTTACCCGAACGGCGCTAGTCGCGCGCCATGTGCGCCAGCATGCCCGGCGCGAACGTCGACCGCCGCCGCGTGCGATCGAGCTTGACGTGCACGACGTCGCGGCCGACCTTGACCACCTCGCCGTACCGCTCGCCGCGCAGAAACGCGACCGTGCCGGGGTGAGTCGCCACGCGGGCGCCGACCGTGAACTCGTCGACGACCTCGCCGTAAACGTGAGTGTTGTGCATGTGCAACCCCTTTCGGGACGAGGGGCGCCCCCTGGTGAGGCGCCCCGTGGGCAGGTCAGCGTGCGGAGTAGTTGATCCAGCAGCCGTTACCGGCGGCCTTGACCATCACCTGATCGAGCAGCCAGCCGAGCACGGCGTGCGCGTCGGTCGTCGAGCACTTGGCGCCGCGGGCGATCTTGCTCGCGTTGTGGAAACCGGGGTGCGACTCAAGCCACAGGTCGATACGGTCGGCGATCTCGAAACCCTCATCGGTCAGTGTGACGGTGTCGCCGCTGCGGTCGATCATGCTCATTTGGGGCTCCTATCCCTCGGTGTTGATAGCTCAACAGTACACGCCGCCTGTTGAGGTGTCAACACATGAGTGAGGCGCCCCCAACCTCGCAGGTCAGGGGCGCCTCGTCGTCGAGTGTCAGGCCGCGGCGTTCGCCCGCGTGCGCGTCAAACGGTGCACCGTGCGGATACGCTCGGGATAGAACGACCGCCACTGCTCATGCCCGGCCGGGCCGCCGATGAAATCGCACACGATCCGGCCGCCGCTGGTCAGCGCGGCGCTCTTGAACCGGAACCGGCCACGCTCACCCTTGATCGACACCTCGGTGCCAGGCTCAAGCATGCGGCCGTTGACGACGACCTCGGGCTGCGGCGCCGCGGGCTCGGCGCGAAACACCTTTGTGCGCTTCACGACACGCCCTCGTCGAGGTGACCGGGCTCGTCGCCGAGAACCGTATCGGGCGTCACGATGTACGTCTCGACGCCGTCAGAGGTGCGCTCTTGGAAGTACCCGCCCGACGTCGTGCACGTCACGCTGTACGTGCCCGAGCACGTCGTGCGCAGCGGCACGCGGTGCGCAGGAACGAAGAACTCGCGGGCACGCTCCCACGACCCGTCAGGCCGAATCGGGCCGTCACAGATCGCGCGGCGACTGCTGCCGAGGAACCCCCACAAGTCGACCTTGCAGCCGGGCTCGTACTCGTCGGCGTGTGCCTGCGGCGCATGCAGCACAGCCGCCGCGGCGACCGCGCCGAACGAGGCGAGCATCGCCGCCCGGCGTAAACCTGTTTTCTGAGAATGCATTTCGTGGGCTCCTATCCCGTGAACTGTTGAGACGTCAGCAAGCTAGCACGCGGCTGTTGCCTCGTCAACAGATGGCGGCGTGTCGGCCTTGCGGGGTCGGCCACGCTTACGGCGCCCGGCGGCCAGGCGCTCAGCCTCGGCGGCGTCGCGGGCGTCGAGCGCGGCGACAACGTCGCTGTAGGCGTACACAGGCGTGGCGACCGCAGACGGCGCCGGATCGTCGACCAGCTTGCCGTCAGCGAGGCGATACGCCCGGCACGGCACCTCGGCAGCGACCAGCCGATAGAACGTCGAGCGAGGCACGTCGCGGCCAATCCACTTGAGCAGCCGCCACATTTCGGCCTGCGAGCGCAGCGTCTCGTCGACCCGCGACAGCATCCACGCCTGCAACTCGGCGACGTCCCACGTCGATTTGCAGCGACGGCACACCACCTCGGCGTCACCTTGGCGGCAGTACATGCGGGCGCCGCACTCGGCGGGCTCGGTGTAGTCGTCGACCGGCGGCAGCAGCGACGCGCACAGCCCCACGTACTGCAGATCCGGCGGCAAGTCGATCGCCGTCTCGCACTCGCCGCGCAGGCGCCGCACCTCGACGAGCATCTCGGCGGCGTTCTCAGCGCGCATCAGGGCGCCGATCTCCCCCGCCAACTTGCGGGCGCAACCCTCACCCGACGGCACCGGCTCGCTGTACGTCGGAATCACCGCGAGGTACCAGCGCGTCAGCGTCGCGCGGCACTCAAGCAGCAGCCGCGACGCGCGCTCATTCAGCGGCAAGCTCGGCAGCTTCTCACCCGTCGACACCTTCGCCGACTCGCGGCCGAGCTTCGCCTCGCCATACGCCGACTCAGCCAAACGCGCGAGATACCAAGGCAACTCGGCCAGCCCGGCGCGCAGCACCTTGCCGCACGGCCAGCACAGCGTCATGCTCGCCGCGCCCTTGCAGTTCTGGCACTCACCCACGCGGCGACTCCTCGACGTCGAACTCGGTCGGATACGCGGGCCGCGGCGACCCGTAATACGAGATCCCGGCACCCAACTGGCAAACGCCGGCAAAATCCTCGAGCACCCCCGGTGACCTGCGCGGATCGCCGAAATTCACGGAATCCGGCAAACTCACGCGGGAGACACCTCGGTGAACGGCGCATACCGCGGCGACGGCGTACCACCCTCACCCGTCGGGCAGTCGATCCAACCCTCGACGTCGTCGCTGTGCTCCCACGGCTGCGGATCACACGGGAGGTACTGCCACAGGTTGCGCATGAAACACCAGCGCCAACGATCGCCGTCAACGTCGAGCCACTCGCTCGACCTCTCACGCACACCCAACGTCGACACCTTGCGCGGCCGGGGCTTCGGCGCCAAACGCACCACAGCGGCCGGGGCGTGCACGTCACGCTCGGCGGCCTTGAGGCGCATCGCGTTGACCGCAGCGAGACCCGCACGTACAGCCTGCACAGGCGTGTGCGACGGGTGCATGATCCGAGCGCGCACCGTGTCGGCGAACGCCTGCACCTCGTCGACCGAAAGCTCGATCAGTTCAGGCATTCTCGGCCCGCCACGCCTCGATCGCGGCGTCGCCCCAGCCCGGCGACGACACACGGATATGCACACCAGGCTGCTGCGAGATCTCGGCCAACACCTTGCGTCGGTGCGTCTCGACGACCTGCGAATCGTCCAGCCAGCAGACGTCAGTCAGGCCGTCATTCACCGCGCGCTCTAGCTTGTCGGCGTCGGGGCGCTTCACCGCGGGCGGCGTGTAGCTCTTAGGCGTGCCCGACGGCCGCGGCATCACGAACGTCAGCGACGTGACGACCGGGTACTTGCGATCGAGCACCGGCAGCCCGGCGGCCATCATCGCGTCAGCCGCAGCGAGCGCGATACGAGCGCGCCACGGCCCAACCTCGGCGCTCGACTCGACCAGGATCGCCTTACCGCGCGACTGACCCGGCGCCGCCTTTGCAAACCCCTTGAAATCCTTACTGCCCTGCGGTGCAGGCTTGCCCGGCACGAACATGCGCAACTGCCTGCCGCCGTTACGTTCGTGCGTCACACGGGCGCTCAGCGCCGCGTACAGCACGTCGTACTGCTCGGCGGGCACCATGTCGAGCAGAAGCTCGGCGGCCTGCTCGCGGGCGTACTGGTCGACGGCCGCAGCGAGCGCCTGCGGATCTTGCCCGATCGGCCCGGCGACATTCAGCCCCAGGTCGAGAGTCTGGTCGGTCACACCTAGCTCCCTATTCAGTTGTGTGTCCAGCATTTTCGCTGCTCGGCCGCTCATTCCGGCCGGTCGGCGCCCCGATCGAACCGCGCGGCCCCCGCTAGGTCGCGCACGGGGCCGCGGGATTAGCTGCACAGAGGGTCAGTACAGGTAGTACAGGTTTTTCCATATGAGCCCCACACACGGCCCGCAGCGGCACGTCACCAGGCAAAACGACCCGAATCTCTACACGTGACACCAACTTGAAAACATCTGTACTACTTGTACTAACAGAGTCTTTATATGCTTTTACCTGCGGAAACGTCAGTACACTTTCGCCGAAACGATCCGTACTAACCCGTACTATCTGTACTGCCTCAGTGCGAGTTGAGTACAGATCTGTGCTGTTTGCTAGCGAGGGCCGCCGCATGTCAGCGGAACCCGGCAAGCTCGTTGGACAGATCCCAGCCCGGCAGCAGGCCCAGACCCGCGTAGTGCCGCACGCTGTTGCTCACCGCGCTGCGCACCCCGAACCGCGCCGACAACTCGCGGCCGAGCTTCACCTGCGACACCATCGCGTCCTCGCCGTTCGCCATCGCCCACCGCTGATACGCCTTGAGCACAAGCGCCGGTTTCGCCCCGCCGCTGGCGCCGGGCGTCAACACGCAGCACTCGGCGATAAACCGCCCGAGAGCGTCCTCCTGCTCGCTGTATTCCTTCGTGGCGTCCAGCACCGAGGCAGGCTCGCGGAGGCCCTCAGCGGCGATCTGACGGGCTCCTGCCACCACCCAGGCGAGGATTGCGGCGCCCTCCTCGGCGACCAGTTCAGCGGCGAGGTTGGGATTGCGCTGCTCCGGCGGGACCGTGTGCAGGAACGGGATAAGGCGCAGCCGCCGCCAGAACGACGTACCGCCCGCGGATACCTGCGGCTGGTGATTGCCCATCAGGAACAGCGTGTGAGACGGCACAAAGTCGAAATAGTCCTGCCGCATGTAGCGGCCCGACAGCACGTCACCGCCGGTCAGCACCTTGACCTTGGCCTCGTCAAACTTGCTCTCTGCGTTGATCTCCGAGCAGACGACCATGCGGGCGCCGTGCAGCCGGGCGATCTCCGTTTCGTGCCGGTCACGCCCGGCCAGCAGGAAGTTCGCCGGGGCTGTGATCGCGTAATCGCCCAGCACCGTGCTGAGCACGTCCATGAGCACGCTCTTACCGTTCGACCCGCCACCGAACAGGAACGGCAGCACGTGGTGCGTCACCTTGCCGATCGCGGCGAGCCCGGCGAGGCGCTGCACATAGCTGACCAGCTCGACGTCATCGCCGAACGTCCCGGCGAGGAACCGCGCCCACTTCGGTGCCACCGCGGCCGGGTTGTATCCGGCGCCCGTGCATTTGGTGTGCCACCCGTCGGGGCTGTGCGGCAGCAGGTGCCCGGTCTTGAGGTCGACGACGCCGCTCGGCGTGTTCAACTCGTACGGCTCGGCGTCGAGGTCGGCCAGGCGCACGCGCATCCTCGGCTGCGCCTTGGCGAGCGCGACCATGTTCTCAAGGCCCTTGCGCGACAGGCTGCGCATGCGGTGCTGAATAAGGTCGCGCGGGCTGTCGTCGTCGATACGGATTGCCTCGACGACCTTGCGCGCGGCGACCAGGGCCTCGCCGTTGTCGGTGCCGTGCTGCCAGCGGTCGACCGACCATGACAGCCACTTGCCCGTGTCGGGGCAGTATTGCAGCCGGTCGCTGTACGCCTCGACGAGCAGGTCAGCGTTGCCAGTCTCGGTCAGCGTCACGGCCGGGGCAACGGCGTTGCGCCGCTCGTTTATGTCCACTACCTGCGCTAATGCGCCGTCCGAGCTAACGCCGGCCTCGGGCTCTGGTTTCGTTTGCTGCGGCTGCGGCTCGTCGTGCACCAGGTCGAGCGTGATCTCGCGCGGCGCGACTCGGTCGATCAGGTGCACGTGCTTGCCGTACTCGGTCGCAAGCTCGGCGTCGGGCTTGGCGGCGACCTGCATCTCGGCCCAGCGGAATGCGTTCGGGATCTCAAAGCCGGGCACGTCGCGGCCGGTGCGCGCGCACTCCTCGGTGAACCGCCGCACGATCATCGCCTCGGCCGCCGCGAACTCGTCGGCCGTCAGGCAGCCGTTGCGCAGCGCCGCCATGAGTCGCACGGTCACCTTGACGAGCCACGGGTGCCGCTCGGTGATCGGCTCCTCGGCCCACGCTTTGATCGTCGGCGCGAAATACTCGCACGTGCCGACGGCGAACTTCCACGCCTCGGGCCGACTGACGATCTCCTGCGAGGTGCGCCGGTCGCCCTCATACTCGGCGACGCCGTGCTCGTCGAGCCGGTCGCGCAATTCGTCAAGTGACAAAGGGGCGCCTGTGTCTGCCTCGATCGTGACGGGCTTCGGCTCGGCCTCATCCTTGAGGTTGAAGCTGCCAGGCACGCGCAGCACGCGAGCGAGGTCGTACACGCCGCGGTCGATCTTGGCGCCCAGGCCCTCGGCGACGATGCACGCGAGGCGGCCCCACCGCTTGAGCAGCGCCGCGCACTCAGCGCGAAGGGCCTCACTCGCGGCGGCCATGTCCTCGGCGCCCTCAGCCTCGATCAGCCCGTCGTCGATCGGCCAATACGGCTGCAGCCCGTTGCCGCTGTACACGACTGCGCTCGGCCGCACGCCGAGGATCGCCGACAGTTCGTCGATCACCTGGTGCGCGTGCGCGAGATCCCTGCAGGCGCCGCCCTTCACGTCGAGGTCGCACCAGATCGCCGCCAGCCGGGTGACGTCCTCGGCCGTGCCGCGGCCCTTCTGCTTGCCGTCGTCATCGACCGGCCGGGGCCTCGTCGGGTTGACACCAAACCACAGGTGCCGCCCGTTGCCGAGCGCCATTGCGAGGCCCTGCAGCGCGTCGCTGTCCTCGGCGTACTCCATGACGGTCGACTGAAACGGGCCGCCGGGCTTCTGGTAGTTGATCGAAACGTGCTCGCCGTCGGTGTAGCCGAGCAGGTCGAGCAGGTCAGTAAGGCCGTTCACTCATCCTCTATTCAGTTGTCGGGCAGGGGCGCTCGCGCTCACAGCGCAAACAGCCCGTTGTGCTCGTCCTCGATCGCCGCGCGTGCCGCGGCCTTGTCTGCTGCGGCGGCCAGCTTCGCGCGGTGTCGCTTCACGCAGGCTTGACAGAACGCGATCACGTTGCCGTCGACCATGTTGCGGCCGTCGCCGTCCAGCGGGACCACGGCGAGGCTCACGACCTTGTCGGCGCCGTGTGTCGCCGGGCGGCCGTGCGTATTGCCGCAGCGATCGTGAATACCGAAACGGTGCGACCGGCCGCACACGCCTGCGCACTCGCAGCGACCATCGGCGCGTGTGAGCGCGATACGGTCAAACAGCTTTGCGTCAGTTGGCATTACGCGCGGGCCTCGATCGCGGCCTTGATCCTGTCGCGGCGAAAGTCCGACCACAGATCGCCGGTCAGCGAGTCGTGCACGATCGGCGCCACCTGGTGCCCGGCGGCGACAAACTCGGCCGTCAGCGCCTCGGGCGACTCGTCGAGACGCACCTCGGTGTACTCGACCTTGCCGTCGAATGCGCGTTTCGTCAGGTTGCACTTCATGCAGGCCGGGCCTGTCGTGTAAATCGTGATCATCGGGGGCTCCTATCCCTGGTGTACGAAATTGCTTGAGAGACAAGGCGAGCCGGTGACGTCCCATCGCCACCGGCTCGCCGTACAGGTCAGGCTGCTACTTGAGCATGCCCATGCGCTGCAGCGCCTCGTACGCCTCGGGCGTCACGCCGTCGGGCAGTGCGTCGCCAGCCGGGGCCGCCGCAGCAGCCGGGGCTGCGCCGGGCGCAGGCTTCTTGTAGGTCGCGCTGTACAGCTTCGGCGGGGTCAGGTTGCCCTTCTTCTCGCCGTCGCCGACGTAGGTCACGTTCAGTTCGCCGCCGACGTCGAGGCCCTTCGCCCCGGCCGCGATGACGGCCTTCTGCACGGCCTTGCGCATCTCGCCCTTGACGAACAGGCGACGCAGGCCGTCGTCGTCCTCGATCTCGGGGTCGTTGAGGTCGGTCTGCACGGTGACGACCAGTTGCATGCGCGGGCTGCCGTCTTTCCAGACCAGCGGCTCGTTCGTGTTGAGGTCGGTCTGCTGCCGCTGCTCGGGCTCGGCTGCGATCAGGCCGCCGACGGTGTCGCCGTGGCTCTTGAACTTGGCCGATGCCGGGCCGCCGCCGCCGAGGAATCCGTACGAGTCGTTACTCATGTGTTCTGTGTTTCCTTTGTTCAGTTGTGTGTTTCCTGTTGCGCCTGTTCACCTTTCGGCCCGCCCGGCGCCGCGGGGCTTATGTCCCGTCGAAGTAGTCGTGAACCTCGTCGGGGTAATCGCGCTCGTACTCAATCTCGGCGATCCGGCGCTCGCAGTACCCGCACCCGTCGCCGCTGCAGCGATGCCGAGCCATCAGAAAACGATGAAGTTCGTACCGCCGCCGGGCATCGGCATCGGGATGATGCCGTGCGGGCCGCTGTCGTCGACGCTGCCGCCCGAACTGCCGCCGGTCGACGGATCGCATGCAGTGCCGCCGAAAGCGATCAGGACGGCCGCCACAGCGGCGGCAATTCGCTTGAGCATCAGGGGCACTCGCCTTTCGGGTGTTCAAGCCAGCACGTCGAGCACACGGGGTTACGTCGAACGCTGGTCGAGTCCTGCGAGGTGTCCTCGCAATCAACATGTATAAGGGCGCCGTCGCTCATATACGCGACCTCGTCGCCGGGTTGAACCGACGCCGGGCAGGCCCCGCAGCGGCCGTAATAGCGGGCCGTGAACGTCGACCGCGCGCTCACTGCTCGACCTCGCAGGACGCCAACATCTCGCGGGCAAGCTCGACCGCCTGCCGGGCGCCGTCACGTTTCGCGGTGGCCTCAGCAAGCTGGCTGTCGAGGATCTCGCGCTGCACGGTCAGCAGCCGCACCTGCCGGTCGGCGACACGCTCGGTCGCCGTGTTCGTGTCGATCTGCTGCTGCCACAGCCAGCGGTCGACGTCGGCCGCCGCGGTCGGTGCGACGACCAGGTGCAGCCGTGCCGCCTTGTCGGCGACCTCGGATCGTTGAGTCATGCTGCGCGGGCTCCTATCCCCTTGTGGTGCGCGGTCTGCGCGCGGAAGTCGGCGAGGGCCTGGTCGCCGGTTTCGTGCTGCGTGCTACGGCCCCAGAACGTGCCGACGGGCGGCCGTACGTGCCACCGCCCGCCGGTCTTACGGATCAGCCAGCGCGAGCTAACGCCGGCAAAATTGGATCGCTGCACGTCAGGCCGCCAAAACACCCCGATTGGCAAACGTCGAGATCGCCGCGACGCCGCTCGGGAAGTAGTCGACGACGACGTACTCGGGCTCGGGCATGCCCGCGTAATGCACGTGCTGCTCGATCACCCAACCGATCACCCGGCCGTCCTCGGTCAGGCGCCGGATACGCCACGGGCTCACGACGCCCCGCCCTCGCACGCCCACGGCCGCTCAGGGTCGGGCTTGGTGACGAAGAACGGGCAGAACATGCAGTTATGCGGGTGCTTGGGCACCAGCGCCAACCGCTCGGGGTGCTCCTCAATGTCGAGGTCGTTCAGCACCAGCGCAATGTCATTCAGCTTGGTGAGCGTGTCGGCGACGATCTGCTCGTCGTACGCCTCGGACCACACGAACGAACTCGACAGCGTGCCGCCGCGCGGAATGAACCAGATCGCCACGCGGTTGACGTCGAACCCGGCGTTTCGGTAGCCCTTGCCGTAGCAATGCGCCTGCACCTTGTACTCGGGCGAGGGGCCGTGTTTCTTGTACGTCGAGAACGCCGTCGCGCCAGGGAATTTCAGATCTATGACGGTGCCGGTCCACGTGTCGAACAGGTCGCATGTGCCCGCCAGGCCGCCGCTGACCTGCACGCGCCGCTCGGAGAACCACCGCCCGACGTACGTCGGCTCGGCGTCGGGGTCGATCACGCCGTCGGCGCCGGTCACCTCGCGCAGCACCGTGCAACGCTGCTCGCGGTCGCGCAGCCACTCGTCGACGATCCGGTCGTTATCGAACAGCACCGCATCCTCAAACTTGGCGTGCCCGGCCGTGCCGAGCCATGCGGGCAGCGGGTCGCCCTCGGGGTTGATCCGCGGCATTTCCAGCATTGCCGTGACCAGCCGCCGCGCGCACGGGTGCCCAACCTCGGACGGCCCGAGGGCCTTCTGCGCCGACCGGGCGTGAGTCGCCCACGCGCGCTTGAACACGCCCTTGAGATCGGCGAGCAGGCTCGCGTTGAACTCGGCCGTAGGCGTCGGTGGCTTGTCACGCTCGGGGGCGTCGTCGGTCAGGCCGAAAAACCCTGCGTTGCCGCTCATGCGTGCACCTCACGCGCGAACGCCGCCGCGAGGTCGGCCTCGGCCTGCTGCAGCGCCGCCGCATAGACCCTGTGCGCCTCGGAGAGCGACGCAGCGACACCAGCGGCCCTCTGCATGTGCCCGGCGACCTTCTGCGCTTCCTCGGGCGTCAGGGGCCGCATTGCACCGCGGCGGCCGTCGGGGTCGGTGCTCGACACGATCACTCGGCCGAGATCCGCGCGCACGCCGACAATCACCTCGCCGACACCCTTGCCAGGCTCAGGCACGGCGACCTTGCCGACATGCACGAAATTGCTACTACTCACAGTTCCAACGCCTTTCGGATCTTCTCGCTGAGGGTTGAGGGGTCGAGCAGCGCGAGGCTGTCGACGGCCGGGCGGCCGGTCGAATTGAGCAGACGGGCGTCGCCGCCCCATCCCTGCTCGGCGACCCACCGCACCGTTGCCTTGCCGGGCTGCACGCCGACGGCCTCGACGACGCCGACCTTGAACGCCGACAGGTTGCCGTCGCGGGCGCCCCGCCACACGACAGCGCCCGGCGAAATGTCCTGCCCGGCCCAGTTGTACGTCACAGGTGCGCCGCCTTGGTGTTGCGCAGCATGTCGAAGCACATCGCCGTTGCACAGGCGTCGGCGAGGGCGCTGTGCCGCTCGGTGACCGGCACGCCCAGGCGCTCGGCGACGCCGTCGAGGCCCTCAAGTTCGGTCGGGTCGACGTCGAGCTTGCCCGCCGCGTACGCCGCGAGATCCGCGAGCCGGTGATGCCAAACCTTGCCCACGTAGCTGTTGAAGATCGCCCCGGCGTCGGTGATCTGCTGTGCGATCAGCGTCGAGTCGAACGTCGGGTTAGATCCGGCGAACGTGTTGCCGCGCAGCCACTCCTGCAGATCACGCCACGCCGCCGCGGTCTGCTGCGGGTTGTAGGCGTCGCGCCACACGCCCCGCTCAAAGTAGCGATTGATCTCCATTGCCTCGGGCTGCGCGTCGCCCAACTGCTTACAGTCGACGAACGGCGCGAACACCATCGACTCGCCCGTGTCGACGTTGACCGCGGCGACCTCCAAAATCGCCGCCTTGTCATGCAGTCCCGTCGTCTCGACGTCGACCACGATCAATTGCCTTGCCATATCAGGGGCTCCTATCCCTCGTTGTTTTCGACCAGGTCCGTGCGGTAACTGACCGACACTGCAGTGCACTCGGCGACGACGTCGGGGTGCAGTGACTTGAGCAGCCGTTGATCGAGCTTGTTGCTCTTGATCTCTTTGCGGCGCACCACAACCTGCCCGCCGATCTCGCCCTCGTCGGCGCCGTCGAGGGCCTCCTCGATCGCGGCCTTAGCCATCTTCTCGACCTCGGCCCACTTCGCCTTTTCGCCGCGGGCGTGCCGCAGCAGGTCGACGTGTCCCTTGACCTCGCTCAGGTCAGCGGCCATCACTCGCTCCTAACGTCGTCGTGCGAATACTTGAAACCTGCGCAGTGCGGGCAATGGCTGCAGCCCACGTCGCTGTGATCGGTGTACGGGTGCGTACAGGCGCACACCATGACGTGCGCCGGGTCGTCGAGTTGAAACGGCAGCGGCTCGGGCTTGAGAACCGGCAACGTCTGCACGGCCTCACCTCCCCACGCCTGCACGACGACCCGCGGCTGATACCAGATCGCGTCGAGCTTGCACAGCGCGAGGTCTGCTGCCGCAGCGGGATCTGCGGCGGCATAGGCGATCTGGTGCTCGATTGCGTTGGTCAGGCCGTCAAAGTAGGCGAGCGTTGCCTCAAATTGCTGCTGCTCACACCAGAATTGAACCGCCTCACGGTCGGCCCACCAGGGGCGTTGCGGCCCCGTCAAGTCAGGCACCGGCCGCCGCCTCGCGCTCGCGCTTGGCGATCTCAAAATCGAGGTACTGCCGGGCCTTTCGCAGATCCTCGATCGCGTCCCACTTGAGGTCACAGCGCCACACGTACTTGGTGACGTTGCCGAGGCTGTAGCCCATGTGCTCGACAATGTCGATGCACTCGATTGGACGGCCGCAGCCCTTACACGCCGCCTTGCTCGACGTGTAGTGCGACGGGTGCTCGACGGCGTCACCCTCGACAGGCAGCGACGTCTCGACGGCCAGGTCAGCGACCGTGTCGGGCTGCAGGTTTAGCAGCTTGCTGCAGTTCCACTCATGCCCGCCAGGGTTGGCGCCGCCGCCGCAGCAGTAATCGACCCGCGGCGGCACGTTGCTGGTTTCGGCGTCTGCGCTGGTCAGAGGCTCGCCGGCCTCGTTGCTGTCGGCGGCCTGCATGCGCTTGATCCACTCGGGCAGATCCGTTGGCGGCCTGCCGTTCTCGTCGCACAGGTTCGGGCCGTCGAACACGAACGGGCCGACGGCGCCGCGGCTGTACGGCGCAACGCCGCCATTCCACGCGACCCACCCGTGCGGCTTCGTCCAGCCCCACCGCGCGCCCTCGGTGTCTTTCCAGATGTACCCGCGGTCGGCCTGGTCGAGGCTGTCGACGATGCCCGGCACGAACACGGTCGGGAACACCTGCGGCGGTTCAGGGATCGTGTACAGCGGCCCCGGCGACGGCACCTCGTCGTCGCCCGGCAGCCATGTGCTCGCCTCGACAGTGAGCGGAGTCTCGGCGAGCAGCGCAGTGAGCTTGCCCATGAGATCCGGCCGCACGCCGTCGTCGGCCCCGGCGCGCAACTGCGCGTTGATCTCATCGACACCCGCGACGAGCGCCTCGCCGATACGCGCAGTGCGCCCGGCGATCTCGTCGACGAGCGGACCCTCGTACGCTGCGAGCGCCTCAGCCGCGGTCGGGATATGCGCGGCGGCCTCGCCCATCTGCTCGCGCCACCGCGCGTTGATCGCCCCGTAATCCGGCACGTGCGGCTCCCAGGCGTCAGGGTCGCCCGCCTCGGTTGCCTTGCCGCCGTACAGCACCGCGGTGTCGATTGGCGTCGCTAGCGCCTCGCGCAGCGCCTTGTCGAGGTGCTTGCCGAGCGCATGCTCGGGGTCGAACAGCGCAGCCTCGTCGAACGCCTTGCCGACGCCCTCGGCGATCTCGGCGACCTTCTCAGCGACGGCCATTGATCCGAGCCCGAGAATGTCGCAGACCCGGCACCACATTGCGCCGCTCGGGTCGAACACGCGGGCGTCGTACAGCCCGCACACATGGCACTGCACACCACTGGTCGATTCACTCACGCTGCGTTGGCCTTTCGCTCGGAACGGATGATCAGACGACGGTCGCGCTGCGTGAGGCCGCCCCACACGCCCCACAGTTCTGTGCCGAAAGTGAGCGCCTTCTCGCGGCACTCCTCGATCACCGGGCAGCGGGCACAGATCCGCTTAGCCTCGTTGCCGCCCTGCCCGCGCTCAGGAAAGAACAGTTCGGGGTCGACCTGCTGACACAGCGCGTCGGCCTCCCAATGCTCGGGAATCTGCATGTACTCGTCGACGACGTCACTCATTCCGTTGTCTCGCTTTCGGTTTCGTCGTCTGCCTCGATCTGGTCGAGCAGCGACAGGGGCATGCCGTCGGACGTTTCGCGGGTCGGCACCAGGCAAGCCAGCCCCGCGGCCGGGTTGCCGCCGCCAGCCAGTGACCGCAGGTACTTCGTCACGCCCGGCGACTCGATCGGCGTCAGGGCAGCCAGCGCGACGGCGACGCCCTGCAGCGTGTGCCGGTCGAGCTTGCCCAGCGCCGCCCACACCTCGCCGGGATCTTCGTCGCGCACCTGCGCCGCCAGTTCGTACGCGCGGTCGAGCACGCCCTGCGTCATGCGTGACAGCGGGGCATGATCAAAACTGATCACCTTGCTGCCAGCCTTGGCAGCCATTGCGATGCGCCCGGCGCGCGGCGACGACGACGCCCGCAGCATCAGCGCGATGCGGATAACCGCCCGGCGGGTGAATGTGTTTGCGGCCCTGTCCCATCCGTCTGCGGCCAATTCGTCACCGTGACGATTGATCACGTTGCGCAGAGATCCGCGCGACTCGATCGCCAGCAGACGGCACACCTCCTCGGCGCTGGCGATCTCTCCAATGCGCGGCCGAAACAGGTCGAGCACGCCTGTGTTGGCGGCGATGCGGCCCCGCTCCTCGCGCTTGCGAGCCCGGCGCTCGGCGACCTCGATTGACGTCACTGCTCGTTTGCCTTTCCTGTGATGTGACCGGGGCAGGTGTTGTCGGGGCGCTGGCAGTCGAGGCAGTCCTCGACGCGCTCACGTGCGTTGCTCACCAGGCGCCCACCGACAGCGCGCCCAGCGCCAGGCCGACGATCACCATTGCGAGCGTGAGCAGCACCCAACCGAGCAGCGCGCCGAGACGCTCGGCCGCGCAGCGATCGGTACTGCCGGGCACGTGATGGCGGTTGCATGGCAAGCAATACGGCTGCGGGCTCATCGGGCCACCGCCGCGACGATCGGCCGCACGACGAACAGCTCGACGAGGTGCTCGACCGTGAGGGCCGTCTGCCACCCGAGCACGTACAGCGTTTCCGCGACGCACCGCTCGGGGTCGTTCATTACGGCGTCGATCTGGCGCCCGACCAGCTTCTCGACCTGCTGCGCAAACGTCGGCGCGTCCGGTCGAATGACGCTCGCGTACCGTAGAATCCTGCAAGACATAACGAAGTGGCTCCTATCCCTTGGTTGTGTCGGCCAGGCCCCGCCGCGTGCGGGGCTTGTGTCGTTTCGGGGTCACCCGTACCGCTCCATGTCGGGCTCGGGGTGCAGCACGCGAACCTCGTCGGCGTTGACGGTTGGAACGCCCATCTCCTCGTCATCGACGGCGCGCAGCGTCGACAGTTCGCGCTCCTGCTCGGCGAGATCCGCGAGCGCCACCCGGTGCGCGGCGTCGGCCTCGGCGTACTCGTTGACCGCGGCGTCACGCTCGCCGGTCAGCAGTTCGATACGGGCATATGAGGCGACGTTGTCCTCGGCCCGCGCCCGCAGCGCCGCGGCGAGTTGATCGGTCAGCGCCGCGATCACACGGCGACCGGCGTCGCGCTCGGCGACGGCCTCGTCGCGCTCACGCTTGAGCTTGTTTGTCACGTCAATGTGCTTGCCCAACTGCATGTTTCAGGCTCCTAACTGGTCGACGGGCAGGCCCTCGGCGAACCGACGTAGCTCTGCGAGGGGAAACAGCACCTTGCGGCCGTGCCGCCGCGGCATCAGATCGCCGGATGCGCGCAGCCGGTCGACCTCCTTGGTTGACAGGCCGAGAGTGCGGGCAGCGTCCTCGCGGGTGAGCAGCAGCGGCTCGACCTCGACGACGACCGCGGGGGCCGTCACGCGACTGCCACCGGCTCGGCGAGATCGCCGATCGGCACGCCGAACGTGCCCGCGATGGCGGCAAGAACGCTGTGCGTCGCGGTGCCCGACCAGGCGTCGTCAAACGCCGAGTACACAGTCGAGCGGCCTACGTGAATCGTTCGTGAGAGTTGATGACGGTCGTTGATTCCGTTGTCGCCGAGGCATCTTGCGACGCTTTCCGGCTTCCAACGCAGTTGATGTTTCGTATCTGGCACGGTTGGGAACGGTACACCAACTGTCCTGCTTTCAGGACACTTGGTACCTGTGAGTTACGGGCCGTACCGCATCCGAGACACTCGTACCATTTGCGGCAAACGTACTGGTCAGTAGATTAATGCTGCTCTAAGGGCTTTTATGAAACCCTATGTAATTGCTTTGTCCTGAAAAGTGGACTAGATTGACAGCCAACCGGACACGCTGTCACGGGCGTGTCGCACTCGGGGGAGACGAAGGGACACGAAATGGACGACGACAGCGGCAAGTCACTCGCCGCGGTACTTGGGTACCTGGTCGGCAGACCGCTCAAGCTGCGCGAGATCACCGAGGCCCTGCAGATCAGCCGGTCGCGGTACTACGCGCAGATTGACGAGGGCAAGCTCATCACGCCCGACAACCTGGTGCGCGCCGCCCAGAACCTCGGCATAAACGAGGTTGACCTGCTCGCACGCTTCGGTGTGATCAGCGACGAGGCCGTCATCGAATACGCCGACCGGCTGCGCAGCGCCCCGGCCGCCGCAGCAGTGCGCACACCTGCGCGGCCGATCGCCGTCTCGCCCCTCAGTCGTCGCACCAAAGCGCGGGCGCCGCAAGCTCGGCGAGCTAAGCGTGCGCGCGAACGTCTCAGGGTTGTGAACTCACAGCAGACTGTGATCTACGCCATTTGTCCCAAATCTGGGACACGTCGTACAGTGTCCCGGTGACCCCCACCACGTTTGCCGTTCTGACAGCAGCGGCGTCGCTACTCATCCGTCGTCGCACGTGGCGAGTGCCCGGTGAGATTGCGATAAGCACGGCCGTGCTGCTGCTTGCGGTTGCAACATTTCTCAGCAGCGACGAAATCGACGCCGTCGGCGTCGGTGACGTCCTCTGGCACGCGACGGGCTTCGGGTACCTCGACAACTTCGCCGGGCAACTGTGCTACGTCGCGGGTACGCTCGCGCTGCTGCAAGGCGCCCTCTACCGGCTCGCCGACGACGCCGAGCGCCGCGAGATCGTCGAGGCGTTCGTGCGGTGGCCGATCACCCTCCTAGTGCCGCTCATGCTCAGCGCCATGTACATGAGCCCCGCGCTGCACGACGAGCCCTCGTCGCCCACGTTCGACGTCATGTCGCACGGTTCGGGCTTCTGGACCCTCACCTATCGCGCCCTGTACCTCGCCTGCCTGCTGTACCTCACGCTGCTGGTCATGCACGTGCTGCGCACCGTGCGCCGTACCGGCGGCCGAGGTTACGGCCTGTTCACGACGCTGTACCTGTTCTGCTGCGGCCTCAGCCTCACGACCACCGCGCTGCGGGTCGTCGAGATGATCGCACCGGGGCACCCCGCGCTCGACGCGATCCCGGTCTACACGCGGGCGGCCTTCTCGGCGCTCGTCGCCGTCACCGCTGCGCTGTCATGGCTGTGCAAAATGTGGGACTACCGGCGCTTGCTGCTGCGCACCCACACCACCCGGCGTCAGCTACGCCGCGACACCCTGCAGTCACACCGCCAGCGCCTCGCGCTAGCTGCGCCCGTCATCAGCGACCGCGGCGACGAGCCCGACCAGCTAACGCCGGCAAACGGCCAAATCTAGCGCCTGACCTGCGGCGCAGGCCGCGACCAGCAAACAGCCCCCGACACGATCGCCGGGGGCTGTCGCTGTCTCGCGCTTACTCGTCGTCTGTAGGCTCGACCGGCGGCAGCTTGCCGAAACACTCCGCGTCGGCCGCCATCGAGAAGTACATCGTTGCCAGCGCCGCCAGCGTGGCGACGTCGTTCATCCGTCGAATGTGCTCGGCCTCGTCGCCGTCAACATTGCCCTGCTCGTCGGCAGAATCTAGAAACAACTCCTGCGCCTGCTTCGCATAGAAGCGGGCCGCCGAGCGCCATTTGCGCACGCTCTCCTCGACCGGCTCGCGGTCGACCTCTGCCGTCATGCGCATAGTTATATCCCGAGTCGGGCGCTTTGCACGCTTCCCGCCCGGTGACTCATCTGTGACGTTGTCGGCGTCCATCAGGCCGCGCCCATCAGGCCGCGCAGGTTCGCCAGCGCCGCCCGCTGCAAAGACAGGTCAACGTGCTGGTATCCGCGCGTGGTGACGACGTCGGCGTGCCCGACGATCGACTGTATGACGTGCGCGTCGACGCCCGCCTCAAGCAACAGCGTCGCCGTCGTGTTGCGGGCCTGGTGCAGCGGCACGGCCTCGCCGCCGTCCTCCTTGGCCTTGCGTACACCCGCCTCGACGAGCAACGCCTGCCACCGCGTGTAATCGTCGCGCGGCGAGATCGGGCGGCCGTCTGCGTAGCTCCACACCAGGTTGTGCGCACCAGGCTGCGCAGTTGCGCGCTGCGTGCGCAGTGCGGTGCACAGTTCGGGCACCAGCGGCACAAGGCGCGTGCTCTCGTCGGTCTTGGGCCGCGTGAAACAGAGCGAACGGTGCACGACCTCGTACTCAAAACCGGGGTGCAGATCCCAATGCCGCTCGGGACACCAGCCGGGGCGCTGTCGGCCGCATTCCCAGGTGCCGTCAGCGCGCTGTTCTCCGCAGCCGTGCGCCTGCTCCAACTGCTGCAACTGCCATGCGAGGTCTATCGTGCCCTCGTCGAGGTCGACTCGATCCCAGGTCAGGCCCAACAATTCGCCCTGCCGGGCGCCGGTCAGAAACGCGGCGGCCCAGCGCGTCGCGTAGCCGGGCGTCGCGGCCTGGTCGACGATCTCGCCCGCGGTGGCGATGATGTGCCGCGCGACGTCCGTCTTGAAACCCTTGCGCTTCTTGGTGCGGTGCTTCGGCGTCGGCACGACGGCCGCAACGTTGCGGTGCACGGCATCCCACGCGACTGCGTCGGTCAGTGCACGGTTGATCACAACGTGCGCAATCTGCGCGGTGCGCGTCGTCGACTTCTGCACAGCCCGCTGCATGCGCAGCACGTCCTCACTCGTCAGCTTGTCCAGTCGCACCCGGCCGATATGCGGCACGATGTGCAGCCGGATCACGCGCTTGTAATCGGCGAACGTGCCCGGCGCGAGGTTGTCCCGGTGAATGTCGTCGATCCAATGCGCGAGCCACTTCTCGACCGTGTACGCCGAGGCGCCAGACGGCGCCACACGCCCCGCGCGGGCGTCAGCCTTGAGCTTGTCCAGGGCCTCGATCGCGTCGGCCTGACTGCGCCGCACAATCTGCTTACGCTCGCGCGTCCCGTCGGGGCCGGGCACATAGCACCGGCCGACCCACTTGCCGTCAGCCCGCTGAAACAGGCCGCCCTCACCACGCGCTCGCCGAGCTTTCGCAACCATCTGACCGTGTACCTCCTATGTACCCGTGTACCCAAAGTGGTGTACCCAAAGTGTGTACCCAACAGCAGTCTAGACAGTGCTGGACAGTGCTAGACAGCAATCGAGAATCCGTGTCCTACCAGGCATTTCGCCTGTTGGGCAATCGTAACAGTCAGACTCTTAATCAGCGGGTCCGGGGTTCGAAACCCTGACGGCGCACCACCGAAAACCCCCAGGTCAACGGGGGTTTTTCACTTTCCAGGGCAGCGATAAGGTACACGGGTGTGTACCCAAAGGTGTACCCACACGGCAGATCCGACCGCACAGTTTGGGTACACGGCCCAAAAACCCTGTTCAGACGGGCCGCCGCATAGACTTACAGGCGTGAAACTTGCCACCCTCGCCCTGTCAGCCGCCGCAGCCGCGGCCCTCGCATTCGCCCCGGTCGCGCACGCCGACGAGTCGACGTACCTATCAGACCTCGCCGAGGTCGGACTGCACACGAACGGCGAGGCCCGCACAAAGGCGCTCACCCTCGGGTACACGCTCTGCAGCGCGCTGTACGGGGGCGCCGTGACAACCGACCTCGCCGACTTCGTCGAGCGGCAGACTTCGCTCAGTTGGCGCGAGGCCGACCGGGTCGCCGTTGCCGCACAACTCGATCTCTGCCCTGACACGACGAACTGAGACACGAAAACGCCCCCGGCCGCAGCCGAGGGCGTCGTCGTCGAGTCGAGTCAGTGATCGCAAGATCGACGGCCGCACTCGCAGCCGTACACGCGCAGGTTGTACTCGGGCGTGCCCGGCGTGCGCTCATCGTCCAGGCGCCGACGCTCACGCCGGGCCGCCGCGTGCGCCTCGGCCACGATCTTGCCGACGGCGATCGAGAACTGCGGCAGCACCTCGGGCTTACGCTGCAGGCCGCTCACGGTGCCACCTCATCACGCTGTACGCCGTAACCGACCTTGACCACCTGGTCGCCGTACACGACGAAATCGGCCGCGACGCTGCCGTCCTCGCGCTCGGTCTTGCCGATCTCGTCCACGTCCTCGGACATGTCGACCTGCTGGTCGTGCAGCCGATCGAGCAGCGTCGCCTCGGCGCCCTGCTTGGTTGCGTGCGTCGACCGCCAGCCCCAATAGTCGCCGGGCTCGGGGCCGCTGATCCACAGGTCGAGAATCCACACCTCGGACCCGACCGCGGCGGCGTCGCTCACTTCGCCCGGTCCTGCTTGCCGCGGTACTTGCGCACAGTCAGCCGGTCGATGCCCAGGCCGCGGGCGAGCCCGGCCTCGCTGGCATCGTCCTCGACGGCCATCAGCACGAACATGCGCGTAGCGGCCTGCGCCGCCTCGTACGCCTCGCGGGCCTCGCGCATCGCGGCGCCCACCGCCTCGGCGTCGACGTCGTCGACGAGGTACAGGCCCACCTGCTCGATCGCGGCGGCACGCTCATGCGTGTGCTCGGGGCCGCTGTACAGCGCCTCGACCTGGTCGACCATGCGCTCGTAACGCTCGACGTCGATCGCCGGAATGGTGCGGCGAACACCTCCAAGCGTGACCTGCTTACCTCGCGCCATGTGCGCGACCTCCATTGTCGGGGTTGTCATTTCGTCGGCTCCTATCCGATCGGCTTGCTGTTGCACCCTCAACAATACGGGTCACCTGTTGTCGGGTCAACAGAAACGCCGAAAGGCCCCCCGCCGACGAATCGACGAGGGGCCTAACGTGTTTGCCGAGAATCGGCGATTTAGAGCGTTACCGCAGGTGAGAGGTGGTGCTCGAGCTGCTTGCCGGCGTTAGCTACTTACGCCCGCCGAACAGACCGCCGAGCAGACCACCGAGCAGGCCGCCGCCGTTGCCGGGCTGGCTTGGCGGGGTCAACCCACCGAGGCCGCCGAGCACCTTGCCGATCAGGCCGCCGAGTAGACCGCCGAGCAGGCCGCCACCGAGGCCGCCACCGTTGCCGTTTTGGAACATGTGTCTCCTACAGATTGATTGGATATTGCCGCCGGGCGTCAGCGCCCGAACGCATCAGCGACTTGCGTCAACGGGTCGACCCGGCGAGGCAGCACACGCAGCAGGTGCCCAACGGCCAGGTACAGGACGAACGCAGGCGTAGCGATCGGCCACCGCCTGCGGTAGCGGTCGACGCCTTCGCTGAGCAGTTCGCCGCTCGGGGCGCAGACCTCGATCGCCACGACCAGGCCGAGGATCGCAAGCCAACCCTTGTCGCTGTACCGCAGGCGCCGCCTCACAGCACACCCATGTTCGACACCTCGCCGCCGCGCAGCAGATACGTGAACGCGCCTCGACGGGCCTCGCCGCCGCTGCGCTCGCGGTACCAATCGCTGCCGCAGTCCATCGTCGGCGCGCACACGATGGTTTTCGTCGCGTGCATCTCGACGGCGCCGACGTGATAGTGCCCGTGCTGCAACACGTTTGCCGCCCCGGCGGGCTGGTTGTGCACCGCCTGCTTGGCGAGCCAGTCCAGCGCCTTATTGCGCGCGAACTGGTGCCCGTGCACGACGGTCACGACGCTGTCGCCGACGGGTACCGTCATCGAGCCCGACCATGCCTCGGGCACTCGCACCTCGACGTGCCCGTACGCCTGCTCGTTGAGCGCCAGGGCGTCGCGCACCGCGATGGCCGCCTCGGTCGCCCACCCGTCGCCGGGCTTGGTGTTCCACTGCCGATGAGCCTGGTCGTGGTTGCCGTTGACGACGTCGAGCTTGACCTCGGGCGCCGCGCGGAACGTGTCGACCGCCTCAAGCAGCAGGCGCCGGAACACGCGGAACTGCTCGGTGATCGTCTCCTGCGTCAGCCAGGCGTTCGCGCCCTTCTGCGCAGCTATGCCCTCGATACAGTCGCCGGGCATGCTGATCTGCACGCCCGCGATACCGAGAGGTGCCAGCGCCGAGAACTGCCGACGGGCCGCCGCGAGTGACCGCACGAACTGCTCGACGATCCCCTCGGTTGAACCGTCACGTGACCGTTTACCGATCTGCAGGTCGGCCGCCTGAAACACGTACCAGTACGGCGCCGCGGTGGCGACCTCGATCGTCGGCACCTTGCGGGCTTCGGCGATCAGCGCCTCAAGGCCGGTCGTCCTGTCGACGTCGACAGGCTCGCACCGCAGCCGATACGCGGCGAGCCACCGCTCGTCGTACGTCTGCCAGTGCGACTCGCGCAGCACCTCGACGATGCGCCAGCGGTCGGGGTCTTTCCCTACGCTGCGCAGGATCTCGGCGTACTCGATCGGCTGACCGGGCTCGGCGGCGACATGCCCTGTCTCGACGACGGCGCCACGGTTATCGAACTCGACCGACGGCCGGTAAGGCACATCGGGCGCCGCGGGTGTCTCCAAACGATCAGACAGCGACACGCGAACCTCCTCGGTGGTGATCGTTGACCAACTCGCTGAAACGGGGCCGCTTGATCGGCAGCGGGTTGACGGGATCGGTTGCGCAGGAACGCCAAAGCGCCGAGAGCGACCCGCCCTCGGCGATCCAACGGTCGAACGTCACCCGGTCGGCCTCGTCGGCCTGGTCGAGCCACCGGCACACCACGCACTCGCTTGACGGTGCAGGCGCCGGGTCGCCGAGCCGATCGGCTAGGCTCACTCGCCCGCCATAAGCTCGGCGGGCGGCACCGGCAGCGGCCCCACGCGATCGCCTGCGCCCCAATTCATCACGTTGCGGATGAACACCATTGCGATGCTCAGCAGGCTGCGTGTGTGCGCGTGAGCGTCGCGCTCACGGTCGTGCGCCTCGCGCTCGGCGTCGTACTTGCCCTCGACGGTGTCGAGTCGCGTCTCAAGGCCCGCGACACGCTCGATCAGCGTGCCGTAAGCCTCGGTGAGGGCAGAGAAGTTATCCCGCCTGCGCGTCAGCAGATTGACGCCGAGGCCCGTCAACAGTGACGAGCCCGACGCAATCGTGACCCACTCGGCGGGCGACAGGGTCATGCGGCCGCCGCCTGACGGGTGTCGGTACCGGCGGGCGAGGTGCTGGTGCGCGTGTTGACCGCAGCGAGCGCCCCGCCGAGCAGCGCGACGACGGCCGCCATGATCGGCGTCAGCGCACTGTCTGTCGCCCACCCGTACCCGACGATCAACGCCTGCAGCGGCGGCAGGATGCCGTACACCCAACGCCGGAAACCGTCGCGGGTGTGCCACGCCGCCAGCGCCGGGCTCGCAACGGCGAGCACCAGGCCGACGATCATCTGCGCGTGAGCCTTATCGGCAATCCCCCACGTCACCATGCCGGTGACGGCGAACGGGCTCAGCACGTGAATCTGCAGCCGCAGATCCTCCCACGTGCGAATGCCGAGGCGCTCATTTGCGAATGCGACAACGGCCGCCCAAAACTTGCCGAACATGCCGCGTATCGTCTCAGCGACTTTGTTCATAACGGCCCCCTCACGCTGCCTGTAGAACCGCACCGCGAGCCCGCATATGGGCGACGGCGTGCTCGTAGTAGGTCATCCCGGTGCCCGCGCGCTGGCGAATGTGGTACTCGATATGCGGGGCCGTCGCGGGCTTGGCGCCGACGAACATCAGGCCCTTGATGATCGCCTCGACGACCGCCGGGAACGCCTTAAGCGGCGACTGCAGAATGCCGAGCACAGTCGGCAGCAGCGCGCCCGCGCCGAGCACGTCGCCGATATTGCGCAACTGCACCAGCTTGAAGATCGCGCGCATGTCGGCCGCGACCTCGTCGGGCAGCCCGGCGCCGACCGGCACCGAGGTGTAAATGTCGCCGGGCTCGGCCTCGTCGACCCACCAGTCAGGCGTACCGACGATCAACTGATCGCCGATACCGGCGCCTGCGCCGTCGTGCCCAGCCTCGCGGAACGGGTTACCAAACGTGACGCCCGCCTGCAGCTTGCGCTCAAACTGCTTGAGGCGCCCCTGCCGGAACTCCCAAAGCAGTTGCGCCGCAGGCATAGCGCCCTGCGAGTACCCGGCCACGCCGTAGAACGGTGGCGGGTCGGGCTCGCTTTCGTGCTGAAAGACCAGCCGCACGCCCTCCTCGACGCCACCGAGCCACGACGGCCCCATCGGGAACACGGCCGGGATACCGTTCGGGCCGTAGTTGACCGGCTGGAAGTACCACAGATCCTCCATGCGCCGCGCGAGGTCGGCGCAATAGCCGGTCCACATGTCGGCGCCGGTACCCGACCAGGTCAGCAGAACAGGCTTGCTCACAGTGACCCCTTCTTGAGAACGCAGACGTTGCCCGCGAGCGCGCACGTGCCATCGCCGCCATTGGCGACGAGAACACAAGGGCCGGGGCCGATTCCGCAGGTGACTTGCTGTACGGGCTGCTGCGGCTCGACGACCGGGGGCTGCTCGACGACCGGCGGCTCGACGACCGGGGGCTGCGCCGTCGGGTCGTCGATAACGCCCGCCTCGGCCAGCTTGTGCAGGTAGGTCTGCGCGACGCCGACGAGGAACGGGTCGGGCTTCGCGTCGGGTGTCTGCCGAACGCCCCAGATCGTGCCCGCGGCGGCCTGCCGCACGGTGTCGATCGCCCACTGCTCGCCGCGCATGGCGCTGGCCTCGACCCGCTGGTCCCAGCCGAATGCGTGAGCCGAGATCGCGCGACCCGCGAACGTATCGCCCTCGGGGCCTGTCGCGTACATCGACCGATGCGGGAACAGCTTTCGCAGTTCGCCGGTACCCTCGGCGGCCAGCCAACGCAGCAGCGTGAGCACTTCGCGCTGTTCGTCAGGTGTGAGTGCAGACAAAAGACCATCCTCCTGGTTCGTTTCGATTCCGAGGGCCGCCGCGAACGCTGTCGCGGTGTAGCCATCGGCGCTGTTCATGTCGCAATTGCCGAAAGGTGGTGCGCCCTCGGGCAATCCACCGCCGTACCCGCCGCCGTTCGTGTACTGGTGCGCGATCTTGCCGGGGTAGCCGGGGTTAGATCCGTACGCTGCGAGCACCAGGCGCAGCCCGTCGGGCTTGCGCGGCCACAGGCTGTTGAGGTCGCCCGTGTTGCCGTAGCCGATCACCCGGCGGGCGTCGCCGAGCCACTCGGCGATCTGTGCGTGCGCGGCGTTGATGCCGTCGGACTGGTCGCCCGTGATCTGCCCGCCCCACGACTCGACGTCGATCATCACGGCCATGCGCGGATGCGGTACGCCCACCTGAGACTTGAGCGTGTCGACCGCGGCCTGCCAGTTCGGCCGCCACACGAAATAGACGAGGAAGAGCGCGAGGCGCCCGTCATCCGCGGCGGCCTTCGCCCACGGATAGTTGCGCTGCCAGTTCTTGTCTCGGTACGTGCCGTCGTTCGACCGAATGCAGATCACCCGGTACCCGGCGTCGAGGTAGGCGTCGGTGACCGGCACCTGCCACTCGCTGACGTCGGCGTACAGCGTGTCGCCGGGCTCGACGGTGGTCGGCGTGCTGCCGTCCTCGACGATCGGCCCCGGCAGGTACGCCCAGGCGTTCGCGTACGGGTTGGTGATCTCCCAGGCGCTCGGCGCCGTAACGAGGCCCTTCGGGTTACTCGCCGACTCGATCCGCATACCGTCCAACTCGCCCCACATGTGAGACGAGGCCCCGCCGTTACCCTCATGGTGAAACGCCAACTTGGCGACGGCATTCGCGGGAATGTCGGCCGGGCTGGCGACCCGCACCGTGCCGAACGGGCCGACCTCGCCGACCTTGACGTATCGGTATGACTCGGTCGTCGCACCCTCAGCCTCGCGGCCCCACTGGAAACGGCCCACCGCCATGCCCAGAACGTCATTCCAGACACCCGAGCAGTCGGTGCCCTGCTTGAGGTCAGTCGGCGAGAACATGCCGCCGTAGGCGTAGCGGTCGCCGAGACGGGCGACGACAAGCGCCTTGGCGGCCTCGACATTTGCGCGAGTAATCAACTGTCTGACCGCCTTTCGTTACGCCGGGCCGCTGTAGGAATGCGACGGCGTCACGTCGATGACGCCCGCAGCGTTGAGGGTCGCGCCGGGGTTGAGTGCCTTGCCGTACTGGAAAACGCCGCCGCTGTTATAAACGCCGTAATGCGTGATCGCCACGCCGCCAGGCACATTCATCTGCTGCGCGGCGGCCGTCGACACGGCGACGCCGCCGACAATTGCACCGGCAGGCCATGAAAATGTCTTGCGGGCATAACTGCCGCCCGAGATCTCGCTCGCCCCGGTCGTGCCAGGGTCCGCGCTATGCAGGCTCAGCACGTTGCCCTGCGCGAGGATCTGCGCCAGCACGCTGAGCTTGAAAGCGTCTGTGGATGCCACAGGTTGCTCCTATTCAGTTGTTTTGCTGTGGTCGGCCGCTGCAGCGAATCGGTGCAGGTCAGCCGGGGTGCTCGAGCATTTTGCCGGCGTTAGCTGGTCGGGCCGTCAGGGTCGGCGTCGACATACACCTGCCAGTCGACCGGCGGGGCGTACACCACAACGAAATTGCGGGTGTAGGGGCTGCCCTCGTTCATCTGCTCGTATCCGTCACGCCAGCCGATCGCCTCGGCCAGATTCAGCGCCGGGGCGATCCAGTACGGCCGCCAGTTCGCGTCGTCGTCGAGGGGCGCCTCGGGGTCGATGACGCCCTCATACCGCACGCCGAAAGTAGTAGCATCGTTGACGTTCAATTACGTTGTCTCCTCACTGGAATGCGCGCAACCACGCGCGACCGGGCGCACCGTTGCCGCCCTTGCTGCCGAGGAAAGGCACCAGCGTGCCGCCTCGCCCACCGCCGCCCGGCGTGTTACCTGCCGTGCCGCTGCCGCTCGTTACCGCCTCGCCGCCGACATACGTTGTGCCGTTGAGCAACACGTCACGCCCACTGGTTGCGTTGCCGTCTCGGGCTGCGCCGCCGTCCTGCCCGCTGCCGCCCCAACCGCCGCCATTCGTGCCGCCCGGCGCCTGCAGCACCAGCGAGCCCGCGATGATCTGCGTTGCCGCGCCATCGGTGCCGTTACCCGGCGAGGCGCCACCGCCGCCGCCCGTACCGCCCGCACCCACCAGCACAGTGATTGCCGTCAGCGACCACGGAATGTCAACGCCCCGCACAAGAGTGCGCCACACCCAGCCGCCACCCTGACCGCCGCCACCCGACAGCACCCAGCCGCCACCCGCGCCCCCACCGCCGCCGCCCAGCAGGGCGACGTCGATCGAGTACGCCCACCACGGCACCGGGAACGTCGCCGAGCCCACAGCCGTGAACGTCTGCGAAGTCGGGCCGTTGGCCGCGAATCGGGCCGTTGCGTTGGTGACGCTGAGCGAGATACCCGCCGCGCTCGCATAGAGAAGCGTCGTCGCCGCTGCTGTCGAGATACCCGCCGCGGCTGCGACGGCCTCAACGATCACGGTCGCCGACGAGGCGCTCGACGACGTCACGTCGCCCGTGGCGAACTGGTGCTCACGGGCCGCCGCGGCTGCAGTGCTCACGCTCGCCGAGTCGGCCGTCATGTGCAGCAGCACCAGGGCGTCGGCGTCGGGGATCGACAGCGCAGCGGCCGTCGCGCGCACCGCGAGCGCAGCGTCAGTAACCGACACGCTGAGCACGTCAGCAAGCTGAGCGATACCGGCGAACCACGCACGGCCGGGCGACGCCGCCTGCGGTTGAGGTGACGTCGTCCAGCCGCGGCCGACCAGCTTGCGAGGCGAGGGCGTTGCCGCCCAGCCCATTACGCTGCGCTCGGGTCGAACAGCACCGGCCACGGCAGCGTGGGCTGCATGTCGCTGTACTGGTCGCCGCCGGGCGCCGACACGCGCCACTGCTGCACGCCGACGACCTCGACCCGGTGAGCGACCCTGCCGCTGTCGGGATCTCGCCGAACCATGCCGACCGGGTCGCCTGCCTTGACGTTGTTCCACGCGGCGAGCACGTTTGCGACCTGCTCGTCGGTGACGTCGGGGCCGAGGTGCTGCGCTATCGCCTTCACGACCTGGTCTGTGTTGTCGATCTCTGCCATTACCCGAGGCTCCTGTTAAGTAGTGAAATGCCGAAATACGTTTCGACGCCGCTCGCTTCACCCGACATGGTGATGACGATCGACGCCCCAGAGTCGTAACCAACCTGCACGTTGTCGCCCGCGTCGAGGTAGACACCGAAACTCGTCTGCGCGAACCGGGCGGCCGTACCGGCGCCGAACGCCTGAAAGCCGTACGCATCCGTACCCACGCGGTGCACGGCGCCGTTCTTGTACAGCACCGGCGCCACCTGAAACGTCGAAGCACCGGCGAAGCTGTTCAGCGAGAACGCGATCTCAACCCGATACCAACCAGCCAGCGACACAGTGAATTTCGCGCTACTGACGTCAGCCTTAATGTCGGGCGTCGCCAACTCCAATGAATCGTAGAAGTTGGTCGGCGCCAACCGCCTACCCGATGACACGTTGACGTTGCCTGTGCTCAGGCGAGACATTTTGGCGCCCGACCCGATCGCCGCAGACGGATCGGCGTCGGCGCAACTGACCACTGCGGCGTCTGCGGGCACGTTGTTGCCGCCGTTCGACGTCGCCGAGACGAAACCCCATTTGCGCTTGTCGGCGCCGACCTGCGAAACGCCCGCCGCATCGGTGTAGTCGATGATCACGTCATTGCCCGAGATCACCTGAAAGTTGCGCAGCCCCTTGTACGTACCGATTCGCACCTGCAGGTTGAAGTTCGGATTCGCCGGGACGTTCGACGCAAACACGATTTGATGCCCGGCGACGAAACACCCAAGCTCGGCCCGGAAGTCGAGCAGCGAGTTACGGGTGCCCTTCGCGTAGACGAAGTTCTGCAGGCTCGCGTCGCTGCGGCCAAATAGCCAGTTCGCGGCGCCGTTGTCCATCGGATTGGCAACCGTGCCTTGGATATTCTGGTAATCGGTGAGCGTGTCGCCCTGGTTGTACTGCCCGATCACCATGCGATCGCCGTCGGCGACCTTGTTCCAGTGCGCCTTGCCGCCGCTGACTTGTAGCGCCCCGCTGCCGCTGCCGCTGTACGTCAGGTTGAACACGTTCGGAAACGGGCCGTCGGGGTAGTCAGAGAACTTGACCGTGAATGACTTACCCGAGCGCGCGTCGCCGGTCTGCGCGGTGACCATGTTCTGCACGGTCTGCGCGGTCGCTGACACCTGGTTGTAAATGGCGCCCATCGCCGCCGCGGCGTCCTCTTTTGAGTGCCCACTGCCCAACATGCCGAAAAACTTGTTCACGACGTTGTCGATGTGATCCTCGACGTCGTGCAGCAGGTTGCCCGCGCCGCCCTGAATGCCGGTGACAATGTCGCCGGGCACCGCGGGCATGTTCGGCACGTTCACCAGTTGCGAGGCGTCGAAAGTGCCATCGGTGCCGAGGTGCACAATGCGGTTGATCAGATCCGAGATCGCACCGCCGGGGCTGCCCTTCGCGGCGTCGAGGAACTGCTGCCACGTACTGAAACTGAGCAGCGCCGCCAGCCGCGACGGGAGATCCTGCACCAGATTGAGCGGCAGCAGGTTGTCGCCCTTGTTCGCGTCGGGCGGGGTGAAGCTGACCGTGCCCGCGGTGGCGCCGTCAGTGACCGTCAGACGCAGCCGTACGGCCACAACGCCGTTCGGCACGGTGTAGGTACCGGCGAGGCTCTGCCAGTCGGGCAGCGTGCCGCTCGGCGTCACGGGCCAGGCCGCCGCAGCGCGCCCGCCCGACGACGTGCCCGCCTTGTCGGTGTAGCCGGTGACGCCGATCTCGACCGGGTTGCCGGTAGCGACCAGGCCCGCCCATCGAGCCTTGCCGGTGATGTGCAGCACGTCGCCCGCCTTGACGGGGATCAGGTCGCCCGAGTACAGGTCGTGCACTGCGCCGTCGGCCGTGACCGTCGCCGCGCCCTCGCCGTACGAGTCGTCGTACGACCAGTGACCGAACTCGTCGAGCACCGAGTCGAGCCCCGTCATAGCGCCGCCGGGCAGCAGGCTGGTGACGATCTGCACGATGTTGGCGAGCGGGATCTGCGGCAGGCGGCTCGGGTCGATCACGCCGCCGTCGCCGCCGAGGATCAGCGAGCCGAGGCTCGCAGCGAGCGCCTGCGGCGACGACAGGTCGAGGTGAGTCGCCGCCTTGATCTGCGCGATGATCGTCGCCGGGTCGAGCGCCTCGCCGATCTTGTCGGCGATCGACTCGACGAGCTTCACGGGCGACGACAGGTCGATGCCCGTAAACAGCTTGAACGAGTCGAGCCAGCCCTGCCACAACTTCTGCGCGTCGAGCTTGGGGAGATTGCCGACGCCGCCGCCCATGATCGACCACAGCGGGTTGCGGTCGATCGGCAACGGCCGTCGGTCATGCGCCCTTGGCACTGGTCACCTTTCCGTGCAGGTGATCGCTTTCGGCTTGGCACCATGCGAGCAGCGTTTGATTGACCGTCGCCGTGCCGACGAACTCGTGAAACGTGTACGCCGACAACGGCAACGGCAGGTGATCAGCAGCCTTGGGCGGGATCTCGTCGAGCGACAACTCGCGCTCGGTGTACTCGACGATCTGCAGCCCGTGCTGCGCAGCTTTGCGCTCAAACGATTCACGGGTGAGCCACCGCGCCTGCTCGACGTCGTGCTCGGCCTCAAGCGGCAGAACGGTGCGGTAAGTCTTGGTGTACGGCATCCTGGTGCCCTCCCTTACTCGCCCTGCGGCACAACGAGAATCGCCAACTGCGCGCCGGTCTTGTTGAACACGTACGCGCCGAGCAGGCCATCGTTGTACAGGTTGACGTTGATCGTCGCCGTCGCACCGGCCGGAACTGTCGCCACGCCGTTGTCAGGCGAGACGGCGCTCGTCGTGTCGCTGCTCGACGAGTAGTGCGGTGAAATGTTCGTCCAGTTGGCGATATTGCCGAAACCGCGAGCGACCAGCGTGCCCGACGTCGGGTCGCCGAGGCGCACCTCGCAGCCGATCGTCAGCGGGTCGGTATCCAGTTCGACGCCAAAGGCTTTCAGGTGCCCGGTGATATGCGGTGTCCATGCGAAGTCTTGCGCCTCGACCGTGTACTGCAGGATCGTCTGCCGCTGCGCCAGACCCGTGAACGCCGTAAACGCTTCCTCGGGGATCGAGTACAGCCGCGGGTGCTTCGCGGTGAAATCCGACGGCGCCCACTTCTGCTTGGCCTCCGACCACACCATCGTCTGCCCGTCCTCGGGGGCGTCGGTGTTGTCGTAGTCGGGGGCGTTGAGAATGTTCGTCGACGGCCCCACGGGGCCTTGCGGCGCAAGCAGGCGCAGGTGCAGGTGCGGCTGCAGATCCGTACCCGTGCGGATCACTTCATCTTTGGTCGTCGCCGTGCGTTCGGCCATCGGGATGACCTCGCACGTAACCGTCAGTTGCGGCGTCGCGCCGGTCGGCCCCGCCGGGCCGGGTCGCACCTGCTGGAACTGCGCGCCGTCCCAGACGTACACAACGGTGCCGATCCACCAGCCCTTGCCCTTGTCGGCCGTGCCGAGGGCCTCGCTGCCGCCTGCCATGTACTTGGTCAGTTCGGCGGGCGAGTCGAGCGGCGGCCACTGCAGATCGACGATCGGGGCCGGGTCGCCCTTGTCGCCCTTCTGACCGACGAGCACCGGGGTTGTGATCACGGCCTCGCCGTCGACCATTTCCAGCGTCGCGGCCATGCCGCCGGGCGTATCGCTGTCGACGACAATGCCCATCCACGTTGCCGAGAGCAGCGTTTGGAACAGCGCGGTAGCGTCGCCCGTCATCAAGGCTTGCGCCATGTCTCCTCTATTCAGTTGTGTGTTGCTGACTCTGCGCGTTACCGCAGGTCAGGCTAGGAAACCGACCTGGGCCGGCGTTTTGCTGTCGGGCTCGTCGTCGAACTGAATCGACGTCTGCACATGCCAACCGAGACGCTCGTCGAGGTCGACGTCGTCGGGCTCGGGCTCCACTCGGGTGCCGTCGCCGCCCAGGCGCCGGATGAACTCAGCGCGGGCCGCCGCAGACAGTCGCGGTATGTCCTCGATCGTCGCCCCGGCAAGCTCGTCGTCGATGCTGTTCGGGGCGTCGGGGCTGACCCACTCGACCGCGTCCTCGACCACGCCGGGCGTCGGCGGCAGGCGCCGCTTCTTGATGACGGCCCGGTCGGGGTCGACGACACAGCCAGCCCGCGCAAGGTGAAACGCGAGCACCGGCAGCATGTACCGCACGTCGTACACGCGGCCCTTGCTGTCGACGGGATACTGCAGAGCCTCGGCAATGTCGGCCATCGCCGTTGCGAGATCCGACTCGACCCATTCGGGCATCGGCGGCAACTGCGGCTGCTGGCTGTAGTCCTGCATCAGAACATATCCCCACTTCCCATGAGCATGCCGAGGGCCGACCACATTGCTGCGGCCGTGCGATGCACTGCGGCCATTGGATTCTCAGACTCGGCGTCGTCACCGATCGACAGATCGAACGTCTTAGGCGTCGACACGTCGTACTTGAGTCGGACGGCTGACACCTGGTCGGTGTAGAGAATGCCGTCGATCTCAAACAGGCACCGCGTAGCAAGGTCAAAGTCGGTGTAGAGGTAAAGGCCGTTGCCGCCGTTACGAATCTGCACCTTGAACGCTTGATACGGGCGGGTTTTCCACCAGCCCTCACGCAACGTCAGCGGCGTGCTGAGCGTGTACGCCGAGCCCGAGCCCTGCTCGAAATGCTCCAAATACCCATACGGCCCTTGACGATCCACGCGAACCGGGTCGGTGGCGCCCATGTAGGCGAGGAGAATATTGTCGGCTTGCGACTGATAGAGCTCCTCTAAACCGGGGGTACCGGGGGCTTGCGCTGCAAACGGACCTTGAGCAATCAGCGCCGAAAGTTGGCTCAGCGCATACTTAATCATAAAGGTCTGCGTTTGGTTGACCCACCCAGGACTCTTGCCGCCCGTGTAGATCTTGCCCGCCTTCGCGCGAAACATCGCATGCTCCGACGAGATGATCGCCGACTGCTCGGTATCCCGAAATGCAATGGTGGGCTTGGCAGGTGCAGCGCCGAGCAGCTTCGCAATCACCGGATCGGTGACGCCGTCGCCGTCCTCGTCGACCGGGTAAATCGTCTCCGTGACCAGGTTGTCGCCAGTGACCGCAGCAAGCTGCATAAACCCGTCCCAGGCCGTGCCGGTCCAGCCGGTGCGGTCTGAATTGTCCTCGACTGCAAGCACAATGCACGCGCGGCCGGGCCGTGCGAGCTTCTCGCCGATGATCGCCGCAAGCTCGGGGTGCGGGCTGTCCTCGTCCTCGGGCAGCCACATGTACGCCCGCAGATTGCAGCCCGAATCCTTGAGCATGCCGACCGTGACGTCGTGCCCGCTCGACCACCGCGACATAAGCACGCTCGTACGCGACTGATCGAAAACCGGGTTCACGAACTGCATTTGAACCGGCCAGTTCAGCGGGTTGAGGTTGAGCAGGTTGCTCGCCTCGCCTACCCACGCGCCGGGATTCATCACATTGGCAGGCAGCGCCAGCGCAGGCCAGTAGTTGCGTGCCAGGTTGATGAAACCCGTCGTTGCGATGATCGTTCGCGTGTTTCCAGGCAGCACCCAGGCGCGCAACGGCTGCACCTCGGGGGCGCTGAAAGGCGTTGCGGCAAGGTAAATGTGCTTCCAATGCTCGCGGTTGTGCGAGCACTCAAACGTGACTTTCGTCAGGCCGTCCTCGCCACGCTTGACGCGAACGTTCGTGATCTTCGCATTCCACCGCCACCGCCAGTTGCGGCGGTGAGGGTAGGGGTCGATCGTGATATGCAGATCCTCGTCTTTGCGAACCTCGTTCGGGTCGCGGAGGAACTGCACCAGCCAGTCGTCATGCTGCAGCACGATCTCGCCCGTGCCGGTGTCGTGCAGCATCTCCTCGGCGTTGACCGACTCCTCGTTAGCGACGGTGCCGATGTACTGCAATCGCTTGTCCCACAGCCGAATGAGCGGCTTCTCGCGCGCCTCCTCGTCGAGCAGCATTCGCTTGGCATCGAGGTACCGGAACGCCGAAATAGGCGCCCTGGTGGGATCTGGGACGCCGTCAGCGCCGATCGTCGGGGGCGTCCACAGCAGCGACGCCATTACGACCACGCCCCGCGGAAATACTGCGGCATGTACATGGTGACCGAGCCCTGCGGGTTACTGTGCGTGACCTTGACGGCCGCGATCGTCTGCGGCGGCACCTTGCCGTCGAAACCGATACCGCCGGGAATGCGGCGCTGCGCAGGCAGCCGCGCGGCAAGCTGGTCGTGCAGCAGAATGTCGAGCAACTGCGAGTTGCGCAGGTACTTGTAGAGCTGCGTGTCGACCGGGTCAGACTCAGTCGTGATCGTGCGCTTTGTCGGGTCGGTGTCCACCAACATGTACGAGCCATCGCTCGCGTAAAACGTTGGCATGTCGATCATTCGGCCCGTGCCGTAGTCCTCGATCTGCACGTCGCCGTGCCCGGTGATGAGGTACTTCGGCCATGAGTCCCACGTGCCCGCATTGCCGACGGCGATCGTGCCGTGCGCAATGCCGTGCTGGTCGACGTCGTCGAGCGTCGCCCGCCACAGCTTCGTCTTGGCGCGCTTGGCGAACATCGGCCACGGCGCCTCAAGGTTGAGGGGCAGCGTCACCGAGTTGTTGTCGAACGCGACCGGGTCCGTGCTGTACGTCGTCTTGCCCGCGGCCTTGAGTACCGGCAGCCACCGCCAGCCGTGCACGCGGGTGAAGCAGCCGAGGAAACCCGGCACCTTCTCACTCAGTGAGGCATTCCACGACGAGTGAATCATGCGGTACGAGAACGGGTTAGGCTCCTCGGGCCGCCACGGGTTCGCCGGGGGCTGTACCTGCACGCCCGCGTTGATCTTGCGCATTTTGTAGTCGACGCGCTGCGGCTTGCTGCCGATCGTGTACGCGCCCTCGCTGTACCTGATCTCGTAATCGAGGTCGTCGACGCCCTCAAGCTCGCGCGCCAGCACGATGCCCTCGCGGCCCTCAGCGCCGCCACGCAACTGCCACAGCTTGTTGTTGCTCGGGTGCACGTACACCCACTTGGTTGCGACCGACCGCAGCCGCTCGCCGTTCGGCCCGAGGTCGTGCCAGTTCGACATGCGTCGCCACGACGGATGCGCCGGATTCTCGGGCAGGTAAAGGTCGTTTCCGTATGCGTCCTGCGTGTACTTCGGCGGGTCGAGCCAGAAGTCGTCATGGATGCCCGTCGAAATGTCAGACACGCCAGCCCTCCATATTCAGTTGTGGGAGTTAGCTACGCCGACAAAGCGCCGCAGGTCAGGGACCAAAAACGACGCCTTGCCGGCGTTAGCTGTACTACTTGACTGCGGTCGTGCGAGTGCGCTGGTTCTGCTCGGCGTGCACGGTGTCGATCACCGCGCCGGGGTTCATGCCCACGTCGCCGTGAATGTTGATCGAGTTATCGACCTGCGCACCTTGCTGCCCTTGCGGCTGCTGCGCCACATTCGGCACGAACGCCGACAGCGCGTCACCGGCCGACGGCAGCAAGCCACCGCCGGGGCTCATCGCCGGGTTGAGATCACCAGGCGCGAGCCTCGGGCTGCCTGCCTGCGGATCGTCGCCCACCTTGGGCAGAGCCGAGAACAGCCCGCCGAGGCCGACACTGTCGGCGACGCCGTCTGCAAACCCGCCGGGCTGCTGCGCCCCCTGGTCGTCATCCTGTCCCTTACCGGACAGCAGACCGCCGAGGAAGTTCACACCAGCCATCGCCGACTTGACCGTCGGCCACTCAAGCGGATTGGAGAACAGCGACCCGTCGAGGCCGAACGACTCCAACACACCAGACACGAACGTCTTTCCAAAGTCTTGACCGCTCAGGCCGTTTCCGTCACTTGACGAATTGCCCTTCGTGGCCTTGCCCTTGGTCCGCAGTTCGGTGTCTTTGTTCTCGGCGTCGGTCGCCTTCTGGTGCGCCTTCGCCTGCGCGTCGATCGCGTCCTGCAGTTCGCGGTTCTTGACGTCGAGCGAGTGCTGAGCGTCGTCGACACCCTTGCCGCTCGCCTTCGCGTCGTCGAGTCGCTGCTGCGCCTTGTCGCGTGCGTACGTCGCGTCGTCGACGCGCTGGTCGGCGTTCTTCGCCGTCGTGCGCGCAGAGTCGACACGGTTCGACGACGCAGACAGTTCGTCGGACGTCGCCGCCCGGTACGAACCGCCGCCGCTCGACCCGCTCGACCCGGCGCTCGTCGAGGTGCCGATCGTTTGGGCGTCGCCGTCCAGGCCGGTGAACCACTCGGGCGGCAGGTGCATGTGATCGGTGAACTCGGAGCTTTCGGCCCCGGCCGCCGACCCGCCGTACTGCCCGTTACCGCGCGCCCCGCCCATCTCAAAGTGAGTGCCGTCGGGCATCGTCGCGGCCGTGTGACCGCCACCAGGCCCGCCGTTGTACCACCCGATGTTGAGCGAGCCTGACGGCCCGAGGCCGGGCTTAAACCCGCGCTTCGCCAACTCGTCGCCCTCGGTGCCCGTGGCGAACCGAGATGCGAACGGGTCGCGCCCGGTCGCGTAGTTGGCGACCGCCGACACAGCGCCCGAGCAGTCGCCCCAATTGACGCCGCCGCGAACGTACTTCGCGCCCTCGACGCCGCTTGCGAACTGCTCAAGCTGCTGCGCCGACACCAGGCCGCCGTCAGCGAAACCGGGCAGAAGCGTGCCATTGTTGAGCGCCCGCAGCAGCGGCAGGTACTTCGCCGTTGCTGCAGCGTTGACGATGAACTCGCCGTTAGCGACCCGCACCATCGCCGGGAAACCGAGGATCGAGTCGGACGTGCCGGTGCCAGGCCCGCGGATCTGACCGCCGTCTGCGTAGCCAGGCAGCACACGGCCGCCGCCTACGTAGCCGCCGGTCGCCCCGCCGCCGAGGCCCACAGCGTTGAGCACAGCGCCGCCTGCGCCCTTGAGCGCGTCGGTCACGGTGCCGATGCCGTTTACGATCTTGTCCCAGATACCGCCGATCGCATTCCAAACCGTCGTGATGACGTCCTTCACAGCGTTGAACGCCGTAACGATGCCGTCCTTGAACACGCCGACGCCCTTGCCGATCTTGTCGAGCGCCCCGGTGAACAGATCCCAAATGAACTTGACGCCGTCCCACCAGGTAGTGACGGCCAGCTTGATGCCGTCGAACGCCGGTACTGCGACGTTGCGCCACAGCCACCCGATCTTGTCGCCGACCCACTGAATCGCGGTTGAGGCTGCGCCCCAGACGATTTGTGTGCCCGACCACCAGGCGCCGATCACGGCCGCAATGCCGTTGAATGCAGGCACGACGACGTTCTGCCACAGCCAGCCGATCACAGTGCCGAGGCCCTTCAACGCCTCGATTGCGACCTTAAACTCAATCTTGGCGACGGCCAGCCACAGCTTGCCGAGCCACTCGACCGCAGGCTGAATGAACGTCCACACGTTCTTGATCGCATTGCCGAGCGTCGAAAACACCTCGCGCGCAATGGTGCCGATCTTCTGCAGACCGGGCTGTATCGACTCCCACGCCTTGCCGAACGTGTCTTTGATCCACTGCCACGCCTTACCGGCGACGTCCTTTATGCCGGTCCACAACGTGTTCCAGATCTTGCGACCCGTCTCGGTTTTCGTGAAGAACGCCCACAGGGCCGCCGCGATACCGGCAATCGCCACGATGACAATGCCGATCGGGTTCGCGCTCATCGCCGCATTCCAAAGCCACTGCGCCGCAGTAACAACCTTGGTCGCCGCGGCCTGCGCACGCAGCGCGATAGCCGAGCCGAGCGACGTCGAGCGGTTGGTCGCCTGCGCCACGGTGTTGACCTCGGTCGAGGCCGTATTGGCGCCCTGCGCAACCGACGCCGACGTCAGCGCCACGGTCAGTTCTTCCATTGCCGCGGCCTGCGCGCGGATCGCGGCAGTCTGCGCGAGCATCACGGGCGTGTTGATGATCTTGAACGCGCCGTTCAGCGCAGCCACGATCGGCGCCACGGTCGACGCGAGCAGCTTCAACCCACCGAACGCGAGCACCAGGCCGCCGATCGCAGGCACCGCCCACGACGCATTGTCGGCCACGAACTTGAGCGCCCCGGCGAGCACCTGCAGCGCAGGCGTCAGCACGCCCGAGATCGTCGAGGGGCCGACTGCAGCGATAGCCTGACCGAATGCCGCGAACGACGAGCCGAACTGCTGCAGCGCCGGGCCTGACTGCTGCAGCGCCGGGCCGATCGTCTTAACCGACTCGGTGATCGACGCGAGCGCGTCGCTGCGGCCCTGCCCGGTGCGCAACGCCTGCACCCTGTCGACGAGGCGGCCCATAAAGTCGATGACCTTCTGAATGCCGCCGCCGTCGAGCCACGCCGTGAGCTTGTTCGCCATGTCCTGCGCCCACGGGCCGATAATCCCGGTGAGCTTCGCCGTGTACGGCTTGATCGCCGTCGTGATCTTGTCGAACGCATTGGTGAACGCGAGCGTGAGCGGCGAAACGGCCGAGAAGATCGGCCCCGCAAGCTCGGCGCCGAAACGCGAGTACGCCGCCTTGAGGTTCGACAACTGCCCGCGGATACTGCCGCCCATGTTCTGCGCTGCACCCGAAATGTGCTCTGCCACAACCTTTTGGAAGGTCTGCGCGTCGACCTTGCCCTCGCTGACCATCTTCGACAGCGCGTCGCCCGACACCTTGTACTCGTCCTGCAGCCATTGGAATACAGGCAGGCCGCGGTCGCTCAATTGGTTGAGAGTGTCGGTGTACACCTTGCCCGACGTCTGCACCTTGTTGAAGATCGCGCCCATGTCAGCCAGCGAGGTGCCAGCGATCGCCGCCGTGTCAGCGGTCAGCTTCAAATAGTTGGTGAGTTGGTCGCCCTGTTGAATGCCAGCGGCCACCGCGGACGCTGCCGTGGTCGCTGCCTCGTCGAGCCCGAACGCCGTACCATGCACGGCCGTGAGGGCGTTGTCCATGATGGCCTGCACCTTCTCGGTGCTGTTGCCGAGGCCCTGCAGCTTGAACTTGGCATCGTCAATCGCCGTGAGGCGAGATATGCCAGCGTGCAACGCGCCAGCGATGCCGCCCGCCAGGATCGTGCCGCCGACGGCCGCGGTCACCTTGAGGCCCGTCGCGATCATGCTGCCGACGTTGCGGCCCAACGATTCTGCGCCGTTCAGCAGGTTGCGGCCCAGCGACGCAGACACGCCGCCGCCGATGTTGGCAGACTGCAGCCCGGCGTTGACCTCACTACCGGCGGCCTGACCGGCAGACCGGGCGCCGTCGGCCCGCAGGAAACGGCCAATACCGCCCCCACGGGCCGACGAGTCGAGCCCGGCCTGCACGTCGGCGCCAGCCTTGCGGCCAGCCTCCGCGGCGCCCTTCGTGTCGAACTTGGGCGACACGACCATGTCGCGCTGCGCACCCTGCACCGCATCCTTGATCCCAGAGACGAGTTGCTTCGTCTCAGGCAGGACTGTGAGGTAATACGTTGCGCCCATTGATCAATCGCCCTTCTGCCCGTGTTTCTCACGCCAACGCTTCTCACGTTCGGCGCGCATCTTGAGGAAATTGCCGACGGTCGTTTTGGTCGCCGCGGTGGTACCGACCGATACCGTCCCGTCGTCTTTCTTCTCTCGGGCCTCGTCACCAGGCCGCGGGAATCGCTCGGGCGGGGCTTTCGGGTTCTTCTCTGCCGCCTCGGTTTTCGTCCAGTTGAGCCAGTTCTGACCGTCGATCAGATGCGCGAGCAGATAGTCGGTTGTCGTCCAGCCCTTTTCAAAGGCGTGGTACACAGCCGTGCTCGGTGGCGCAGCGAAAACCAGGGCGTACAGTTCGTCCCACGTCAGCGTGCCGTCGTCATACCCGCGGTTGATGACGAGCAGGTCGCGCCGCAGCGCGTCCTCTAGCTTGTCTACCGACCGGAGCGCCGCGCAGACCTGCGCGATTTTCCCTCGATCAGACCGCCGTCACGGCCCCACGCCTCGACGAAGTCATCCCACGGCTTCTGCTGCAGGCTGTCGAGGATCTCCAAAGCGCGCTCGCTGGCGTGCATTTCGATCAGCGCGAAAGTGCGCTGCATGTCGGACAGGTGCGCGTGCTGGCGAATCCAGCCGGGCGGGGGCTTGCGCAGGCAACGCTTGACGGCGATCGTCGCGCCCTCGGGGAAGTCTGCGACGCCGTACTCGTCGTCGAACTCCTCGGCGTCGAACTTGCCGACGAACAACTGCGCGCCCTCGGGGTAGTCCTGCGCCCATTCGGCGGCGATGCTGGTCTGCTCGTCCTCGGGGGCCTCGACGGGCTCGACCTGGTCGACGTCAGCCTCGGTCACGTTCTCGTTCTCGCTCATGGTGATACAACCTCCTGGTGTGTTTCCTGGTGTGTTCCTGGTGTGGGTAGAGATGGGAAGCACCCCGCGCGCCCACCAGGATTAAGCGCGCGGGGTGCCGGTCAGGGGTGCCGCGGTGCGTCGTGACCCTTCGGGCCGACTCAAGTTGCGCCGCAGCGGATCTAGCGTCTGCTAGACGGCGATGACGCCGTCGTCGCTGTACTGGATGACGTGGTTACCGTCGGTGCCCTTCAGCACCTTGAACGTCGGCTCAAAGGCCATCGGCTCGTTGTGCACCAGCTTGAGGTCAGCCAGGCCCGCCTTCTGCGCGATCTGCGCAACCTGACGAATCATCTTGTCCTCGTACACGGAATCGAGCACCAGGCTGCAACGCTTCGGCAGCTTGCTGTTGATCATCACCTTCATGCGGGCGCCGTGCTCGGCCGTTGCCGCCGCGGTGGACACGTTGCCGTCACCGAAAATCGCGGCGTTGACCTCGGGCGAGAGCACCTGAAACAGCGACATGCTGTACTGGATCGAGAACTTGTCGCGCAGTTCGCCGATCTCGTCGCCGCCCCACACCTCGATGGGCTTGGTCTGGTCGTCGAACTTGACCGTGACACCGGCAACCGAGATGAAACCCAGGTTCTTGAACAGCGGATCGAGCGGCTCGTCGACGTCGGTCGGCAGCGTCGTGCCGAACGGGGCGTACCACAGGCCGCCGACGGTTTCCAGGTCCGACGGCGAGGCCGCGAACACCTTGGTGAAGTCGCCCCACGAAGCGGGCGGCGTCGGTTGAGTCACACTTGCTCCTAACTACAGCCCCGCAGGGCATGCGGAATAACCCCCGGCCGGGATTGACCGGGGGCTGTCTTGCCTGGTGTTTGCTGAAAATCGAGCGATTAGAGCGTCGCTGCAGGTCAGCGGTGGTGCTCGAGCTGCTTGCCGGCGTTAGCTCGGCTTGAGTCCGATCGTCCAGAACACGGCCGAATGCAGGCCGAACATGGGCACGTCGGGGTCGTCGTTGTCGGCCGGGCCGAACTCATGGGCCGCCGCGGTGATCCACACGGCCCCGCCGGGGTCGTCGTCGGTGGCGGGCACGACGATGCGCTTATGCGTCGCGTGCATCATCAGCCGGTGCAGCAGATCGGCGTTGCGCTCCAATCGGACGACGTCGGTATCGAACACCCTCAGCCGCAGCAGAAAGTGCCCGAGGAACACGTCGGGGTTGGTGCCCGGCCGCGACAGCAGCGCGTACGGCTGCGGCTCCCCCTCGGGCGGCTCGACGCCCACGGGCAGCGGGTTGTTGCGGGCCGCCAGTTCGTCGAGCAGGTACCGGCGGGCCGCTGAGATCGGCCCTACGGGCGGCAGCAGTATCGTCACGGCCGCGGCCCCAGCGCCGGGCCTTGCTCAGCCCGAATCGTCATCAGCGGGCTGCTCTTGATCTCCGCGCGGATCGCTTTCGGCGACTCGGCGTGAATCGTCGCGCGCACACGGTCGGTGCCGTGCTCGACATTGACCTTGTACCCGCCGGGGTCGCCCGCCAGGGCGTCGGCCTTGCCCGCAAGCTCGCGGGCGAGCGCCTCGACGGCCGCCGTTACCTCGGGGCTGTTGCGGATCTTGTCGTGCTCGCCGTACGGCATGTCAAGCGGTTGGTACGGCATTCTGCACCACCCTCCGCAGTGTCACGATGTAGCCCGGTCGGAAACCGAACGGGCCGCCGTTGTAGTCCTCGACGTCGCCGTGAACGGTGAACGTCCAGCCGCGCCAGTCTTTTACGGTTGACCCGTGAGGCCAATCGCTATCCGGCGTCACCATGCTGTACTCGGTGATCTTGCGGTCACGTAGGGCCGCCGCGGTCGCGGTATCGGTCTGCTTGGGGCGCAAGCTGGTCACGCGACGCTCGACCGTCCAAGGTCGCGTGATCGCCTGCCCTGCAGAGTTTTCGCCCGTCTTGACCGTCGCCGTGTGCATCACCTTGAACGGTGTCGGGAACATCAGTAGTTCTCGCCGCCCATCTGTACCGACGTCATGCCGCTGCGGAACGGCCGCAGCCGGGCCTTGTGCGCGGCCGTGAGGTACGGCCCCGGCGAGCCCGAGCCCGGCGTGAACGTCACGCCGAAACCGTCAGCCGATAGCTGCTGCGTTTCCGGCAGGATCTCCGTCGGCCGCGACAGGCAGATCGCCACCATTGACGCCGTCACCCGTTTGATCGGGTCCGGTATCAGGTCCGGTACCAGGCTCGGCCACAGATACCCCGTCACCAGGTCGCTCGCTTCCTGCAGCAGCGGCTCGACGTCCTCGGCCGTTACCGTTTCCGCGAGATCCATTCGCCTGAGCGCCTTTAGCGCGGCCTTTACCGCGTCCAGATCGGCGAGCATCGGTCACCCCTTCGCACTCAGTCCAGTTGGGATCACCCTCGACGAGGGCGGCCAGCAGCGTGCCAACAGGCGCACCGATGACCGCCCCCGTGCGGGCGTGTTGGAACAGACGCACGTACTACGGCGTGACGTCGGGGGTCACGACGCCGACCGGCGTCTTGTCCGCACCCTGCGGGGTCGCGCTGTTGCCCAGGACGTAGGCGTAGCGGGCCTTGAGGCGCAGAGCGACCATGTCGCGCTCGGCGAGGTTGATCTGGTTCTCGCCCGTGCCGAGCGTCGCCTGATCGAGGAACTTCACCTGAATGTCCTGACGCACGCCGATGCGCACGCGAGACGAGTCGGCGATGATCTCGACCGCGGCGGCCGGGTCCCATGCGCCGTTCTTGTTGAAGAACGTACGGAAACCAGCGAAGCTCTCGTCACGGAACACGGGGTTGCCGTTCGCGTCGCGCAGGTTGGCGACACGGAACTTGAGCGCCAGCGAGGAGATCAGCGTGTCGGGCGCCCACCCGGCGACGGCGATCGCCTCGGCGACCTTGTTGGTTGCACCGACGATGTCCTTCTCGTTGGCGATTCCGTCGACGACCGCAATCGACTGACCGGCAGCCACCGCAGCAGGCAGCAGCGCGGGGCTGATCCAGCTTGCGGGCTTCTGCGTGCCGAACAGCACGGCCTGGTCGAGCTTCTTGCCGATCGCCTGACCGCCCAACTCGGCGACCTCGGTCAGCACCGCGACGGTTGCGTCGTCGATGATGTTTTCGTGCACCGGGATGATGACGGCGATTTCCTCGGCGACGAGGGTACGGTCGGCCCAGGTGACCTTGCTCTGCGGCTTGACGCCCGCGGGGTCGGTCGCCGACTCGGTGACCCATCCGGCCTCGGGCAGGGTCGCCAGCACCGGCAGGTGCGTGGTCTTGGTGCCCATGTTGACGGTGGGGAATGCAGACAGCACGGTGCTGCCTTCCTTGGCCGCGGCGAGCAGCGTATCGGCGTACGCCTCCTCGATGAGGGTTGCGACCTCGGAACGTGAAATGTCGGCCATAGCCTGACTTCTCCTATTCAGTTGTGTTGTTGTGAATCAACCGCCGAGGTCGCCCCCGTCGGAAGTTGTTGCGGTTACTCGCCGCCGCGCATCTGTCGCAGACGCTTCGCGGCAAGCTCCTTCTTGTCGGTGGGATCGACGTCGGCGCCACTGGCACCAGACTTGAGGCCGCCGCCGCTGCCAGCCGGGTTGCGCTTGGGCGCAGGCTTTTCGGCGGGCTTGGGGGCGTTTTCGTCGCGCCACGCGAGCAGCGCGTCGGCTGACGCAGTCAGTTCTTCCTCGGTCTTGCCGGTCAGCGATGCGACGGGCACGACCTTGCCGGGACGGTTGGCGATCCGTTCGCGCAGCGACCCGAACTCTGCAGCCTCGGCGCGCTTTTCGGCGGCCTCGCGGGCCTCGCGCTCGCGCTGCAATTCGGTCTTTTCGCCCTCGCGGATCTTGTCAAGCTCGCTCTTGGCGGTCTTGAGGTCGTCGTAATCGGCGTACTGCGAGGTCAATTCGCGCTTCTGCTTCGCCAGAAACCCGTTGACCTGATCCTGCGTGAACGTCTTCGGCGCCTCGTCTTGCTTCGGCGCTTCGCCGCCCTCGGGACCGGCGTCGCCGCCGGTGACTACGTCACTCATTCTTGCTGCCTCCGTAGAGTTTTGACCGACGATCAACCCGGCCGAAACTGCCCGCGTCGTCGTTCGCAGGCATCCGCAGTCAGCGGTTCGGGCGCGGTAAAAGGGGTGTGCTACTCGCCGCCGTACAGGTACGCCTGCCGGGCGGGTGAGCGGTTGAGCTTGTCGAGCAGCATCGTTTTGTAGCCGAGGCGCCACATACGGGCGCGTATCCCGGTGCCGTAGTACGGGTTTGGGTCACCTGGTGTCGCTGCGCGGCCTTCATTCCGCGCAGCGATCCAAGCCTCTTTGTTGTCGGGGCCGTCGGCGCTCACTGCAGATAGTCCGGTGTCATCGCGTTGCGCCACCTGCCTGTCCCGTCGAGTACCGACTGCCGGTACGCCATGAACGTGAGACGGCCGTTCTGGTCGAACCACTCGGCCATCTCGTCAGACATGTACTTGCGGGCGTCACGATCGGACATGTGCCACAACATCGTTGGGTCGACCTTGCCCTCAAACGCGCGTTTGATCATCACGCCGTTTGTGGCAGCCTCGGCCTTCCAGTACGCCTCCTCGACCTGCGAGTAGTACGACTGCTTGAGCACCTTCGTGAACGTGTTGCCGCTGTGCCCGTCGGCCTGCGCCTGCCGCATGAAGTTGCGTTTGCGCACGTCCTCGACCGACTGCCCGAAAGCCTCGGCCTCGGCTTCGTCCTCCGACCATCCCTCGTCGACGAGTTGACCCATGCGCTCCCACTTGGCCTGCGTCTCGGCCTCTTTCGCCGCCTCACGCTCGGCGCGGGCCGCCGCGCGCTTGGCCTTGGCTGCCTCATTGCGTGCGGCTGCGGCCCTCTCGCGCTTCTCGATCCGCTCCATTTCGTCGGCGAGCCGGTCGATTGCCTCGGCGTCGTCGATCTCGATAGCGGCGTTTAGCTCGGCCTCGACCTCGTCGAGAGTCCGTCGCGGCTTGCGTGCGGGCTTCGGCTTCGGCGCCGGGGGCTCGCCGAACGGCTCCGCGAGGGCGCCGTCGAGATCCTCCAACTGTGCGGGCGTCGGCCCGGCCTCGATCGCCAGACGGTCAGGCACCCGCGGCAGCGCCGGGGGCTCGATCGGTGCGGGTAGCTCCTTAAGCGGGGCCGCCGCCTCGATCGCCGGTACCTCGTCAGCGCCGCCGATAGCCCGCTGCGGGGCTGCCTCGATCGCCTTCGGCCCGGCCTCGATCGCCTTCGGTGCGTCGATCCGTTCGGACGGCACGAATACCGGCGGGCGAGTGTCCTCGACGACCTTCTCGGCGCGGCGCCAGTCGGCGACCGACTCGACGAGACGCTGCACGGCACGCGCTACGGCCGCCGCGTCGTCGCCTGCCTGCTCGACGTCGCCGACCGCGTCTCGGACGGCCTGCGCCATCTTCTGCGCGTCGGCGATCGGCTGCTGCAGCACCGCGGGTAGCTCGGTGACGCCCTGCACGATGCCCTGCGCCGACTCGACGACCGCGCGGCCCTGCTCGACGAGCGCCAGGCCGTCAGCTTGGATCTGCGTTGCCGTGTCGACGGTCGCGGCGATCTGCTCGACGAGGTCGTCGACGCTGCGCACGCCCTTGACGTTCTGCGCAGTGTCGCGCACCGCCTTGCCGGTGTCGGTCAGCAGTGTGCGCACCCCGAGCGCGACGGCCGCCGCGTCGTCGAGCACGCCGCCGACCTCGTCGGCAATCTGCTTGACGCCGTGCGCAATGTCGACCGCATGGTCGACCGTCTGCGTGGCGAGGTTCGTCACCTGCACGGCGCCGCTGGTGACCTGTGAGGCCGTCTGCAGCGCCTTGTCGGTCGCGTCGACAACGAGCTTGAGGTCACGCACCACGGGCACGGCGCCGCCGATCAGACGGTCGGCCACGTCGGTGTACTGCTTGACCTGACCCGAGATCTCGGCGGCCCTGCTGGCGATCTCGTCGGCGCGCGTTGCGAACTGGTGCGCCTGCTGCACACGATCGCGCAACGGCTGCACGGCCGCCTCTGCGCGCTGCGCAGTCTTGTCGGTGAGGTGCTGCACGTCTTGCACACGTGCGCGCACAGCCTCGGCCGGGGCCTGCGCATCGGCCGCCACGGGCTCGCGCTCGGCCGCCGCGGTGCGGGGTCGACCGGGGCCTCGCTTGACCCTGCCGAGACGCTCATCGGCGCGCTGCTCCATGCGCCGGGCGATCGTCCACTCGGGCAGCAGCACGCCGTCGGCGTCGCGTGAAACGGCGTTGTAGTCGTCGAGCCAGTCGTGCACGTATGCGGGCGGCGTGTAGCTGCCGCTGCGCACCGGCACGGCGATGCACTTGCAGTGATCGTGACCGCGCGCAAGGTCGAACGTGTGCGCGTTCTTAGACGCCGACCGCTCGCTGTGATACAGCCCCGGTGCGCCCTTCTCCTCAATCGTCAGGGCGCGCGTGGCGAGCATCCGGCAGAAACCGCAGGCGTTCGCCGAGGCGTACCGCGTCCACTTCACGCTCTCGCGGTTCACGTTGTCGAGCACCGTTTTACGGGACTGCGAGAACACGCTGCGGGTCGCTGAGCCCCTGAGCGCCAGCGCCGGGTCACGCTGCAGCAGCGCCCAGCGGCCCGAGGTGGCAAGCTGCTTGCTTTCGGGCAGCGCCGCGGGCTCGGGCACGAAATTAGCTGGCACAAGCGCGTTTCCGGGCCTGACCCGCACAGATGGCACCTTTGCCGGCGTTTGCTCGGCGTACCACTGCGCGGTCAGTTCACCCGAGGCGCTGAGAAACGGGTCGATCAGCGTCGGGTATGCGTCGGTGATGAACCGCAGCCCCTCAGCGCGCGTCAGGCCGCCGAGGCGGGGCACCAGCTTGTCGACGGCGCCCCCGACCTCACTGCTGAGGCGGGTTAGCGCCCCCTGAAACTGCGGTACCGCCTTCGGCCCCTCCGTCACCCTGCGTGCCTCCGCTCTTGTCGGCGCTCGCCTGCGCCTCGTCGAGTGACGGGGCATCGGGCTCGGTGGGCTGAGGCAGGCTGAGCAGCTTGTCGACGAGCGACTGTGTGCCGCCGCCGCGCATGGCCTGCTTGATGGCTGAGATCTGCTGCTGCGTCATGCCGGGCACCAGGGGCAGCAGGAACTCGATCGGCACACCCGCGGTTGCGAGCTTGACGATTCCGTCGACAACCGTTGCGAACGAACGGGCCTCGGTGTCTCGCCAGATGACCTCAGCCGCAGCGTCGTCGGCCGTCTCGGCGTCGTCGCCCATCGCGGCCGACAGCCGTAGCACCTGCTCCCACGACTCGCCGAAACTCTCGCGCTTGTTGGCGAGCTTCAACTGCATGTTGTGCTCGCACGCCGCGAGGGCGTCGGCCGACACGTTGGAAATGCTGGTGATCGTCGACGGGTTAATCTGCGCTTCCATCGCAACGTGCTGCATCATCTCGTTGAGCACGTCGTTGTATGGCTGCAGCGAGGCAGCCGGGAACGCCTGCGCCTTGACCTCGGGATCGTCAAATGTCCAGACGCGCAACGCAGATGCCTTGAGCACCTCGGTCTTGCTGCCCGACCATCCGGTGATGACCCGCTGCGGGTTGGCGCCGAACCTCGACACGACCAGGCGGTCAAAGTTCACGTAGTTGATCGCCTGCTGCATGCCGATCAGCGGCTCGATCTCGCCCACGATCATGTCGTCGGCGTCGCGGTCGTTGATGAACCGCACGACCGGGCAAACCGGCTTGCCGTTGAACGTCGCGTGATGCGGTATGACGTCCTCGACCTCACGAACGCTGATCGGCTTGCTCGCCGACTCGCCGTCGCCCTTGTCGATGACCGGCACCTCGCCGAGATCCAACTCGTACATGTACAAGTCGTCGTACAGCACGGCGCGACGGTGCGGCTTCGCGTTCTTGGTCGCCACCCACGTCTCAAGCGCGAACTGCGGCCAGGCGTCGAGCACCGGGTCGTCATACACCGCGAGCAACTGCCGCGGCGACCGTGTGCGCCACTCGGGGCCGTCAGGCCCAGGCGTCACGGTGACGTACGCGCAGCCGTATTGCACTGCGGGACGGTGCACCTCGGCCTGCCGCGCGTCCATGCGGTTGCGCTGCCAGTCCTGCCACCCTGCGCTGTTCTCCTGCGCCGACAGATCGCGGTACCCGGTCACGCTGAGGTTCTGCGCGAACGAATCGCGCACCAGCCGCAGCACGTTCTTGACCGAAAGCGCCGCAATGTCTTTCACCTCATCCGAGGCGCCCTCGGGCAGCTTCGGACGGCCGCGCCGACCCTTCGTGTACTCATAGATCCGGTCCAGTTGGCTGCGCTCCGTCAACTGCAGCAGCCACATTTCCTGCACCAGCTTGACGATCTGCGCGTCGGTCAGGCGGCCCTCGTACTCGACGTCGTCGTCGTCGTGATCGCCGTCGCCCTGTGCGGTCGGCTCAATGAACTGCGGTAGCACGCGGCCCCCTTTACACGAATGTGGCGCCGCCACTTCGCCGTTGCGGCGCGTCGAGGGCGCCGAGCAGTGCCAGCGTCACAGCGACGAGCGGATGAATGACTGACGTTGGGTCGCGCCGGTCCCAGCCCCACCCGCCTGCGTCGCGGATAGGCCGCTTGCGGGCGCCCTTGAGTGCTTCTGTGACGTCGACCTGGTCGCCGTGCGACAGCGTGCCGTTGTCTGCGCTGGACTCGACGAGCCCGCAGCCCTTCGCCATCATCGCCGCGGTGCCGGTGATCACTTTCACCCTGCGCCGCTTCAACTCTGGAATGAGGGCCGCCGCAGGAGACGCCGAGTCGATCACCACAGGGATGCGGCGACCGGCGCGCTCGACGATCCAATCGACGGCCGCCGCGGTGTCGGTGCCCGCCCAGACCTGCTCGACGTGCCGCTGGTCGTCGTCCATGAGCCAGCAGGCGCCGATCGAGATTGCCCGGCCGTGCGACATGTCGACGCCGAGCGCGTTCGGCTTGGCGCCGGGCTCGGGGCCGAGCGGGTCGGCAAGCTCACGCCACAGCGCAGCCTTGATCACCTGCGAGTGCACGGCGACCTTGTCCCAGATGCCCATTGCCTCGCGGCGAAAGCTGTCCCATGACAACGCTTTACGCATACGCAGGATCGAGCGCAGCGAGGTGCGGTGCGGGTAGCTCGGGTTCATCTTCGGGTACTGCGTGACGTCGTCGGGCTGCGCGTCCTCGTCGGCCGAGATCTCGATATACCCGACGTCGGTTGACTCGCCGTTGATCGCGTCCATGCGCAGGTTCGTGAACACCTCGCCGGGATCGTTCGGCTTCGGTGGCGTACCGGCGAGCAGGATCAGCGCGTTAGGCGAGGCGTTGGTCGCCGGGACCATGTCGTCCATCGCGTTCTCGGTGAGGATCTGCGCCTCGTCGAAAATGAGCACGTCGACCTTGGCGAAACCGCGGCCGAAACCCTTCTCACGGGCGCCGAACAGGATGCGTGACCCGTTCGTGAAGTACACGGCCTCTTTGCCGTTGCCCGTGTGCACGTTCAAGATGTGCGGGGCGATCTCCTCACGCTTGGCGAGGCCCTGCATGCTGCGGAACGTCTCGCCCGCCGTGCGGGTACGGTGCGCCGTCCAGATCACCGTTGTGCCGGGGTTCATCTTGCACAGCGCAAACACCAGGGCGCCAAGGAAATACGTCTTGCCCGTCTGCCGCGGTATCGACATGCCGAACATGTCGGCCGCGTACAGGCCGTCGGGACGCTTGGCGCAGATCAGCTTTCCGAGATCGTCCTGCCACTGATCAAAGCCAAGGCCCATGTTGACCGTGACCTCATGCCGCACAGACGGCCAGGACGTCGAAACGATGCCCTCGGGCTTGATGACGTAACGTGCGACCTCGGAAAGGCGGGGGCTAGACGTCCTCGCCATCGAAAGCCTCATCGGCTGGTGCCTGCTTGGTGCCGCCACCTTGCTGCGCGCGCTGCAGGTCGATCACTTCAATTTCCTTGGAAATCTCCATGAGTCGGCGCGTCAGCGCAGCGAGATCACGCGGCGGCGTGTCTGCGTCAAACACGGCGTTCTCGACCCGTTCGTGCATCCGCATGAGCAGGTCGCGCCGGTCGAGCTTCTCGTCGTCGGCCATCAGCGGCCACCGCCCGCCAGGACCGGGCACACCTCGCCATGCGACTGCACGCGCTGCTCGACGTCGATCACGGACACGTCGACATACGCGGCGGTGTCGCCGGGCTCAGCGTCGACGGCCGTCAGGCCCAGCGACAGCACGATCGGCTCGCCGCAGGCCGGGCAGGGCACCTCGACAGTGCTCGGTGGTTGCATGGTGGGCTCCTGGTGGTCTGGTCACAGCAAGCAGCCCCGCGTCGGGGAAGTACGCGGGGCTGCTGCCGTGTGAACTACGACGCCGAGGCGTCGGGGGTCGAGGTGTCGCCGTCGGCCGGGGCCGCCGCGGAGTTGGCGACGGTGACGAGGCCCTGCACAGCGGTCGTCAGGCCGGAGAAGTCGAGCGACTCGGGCTGCACGGTTCCGGCGTTGATCCGGTCGACGACCTTCGCGGTTGCGTCGGTGATCGCGGCCGTCAGGGCGTCGATGATGTTCTGATTCTGGGATGCCAAATTGCGCTCCAAACACTTGAGTTTGAACAGGACGGTGCAGTGCACCGCGGCGGCGTACACACACACGCCGACGGACAATGCGACGGCGTACGTCGCGGGATCGAGCGAGGCGTGCACGCGGCCCTCCGATCTGTGCACCGCGATGCGCAGGTGCGTTGCTGGTTTGCGCAGATATGCGCGACGACGTGCAGGGATGCGCTTTTGCCGGCGTTAGCTGCAATCAGTCGCGCGGCGGTAGCACGAAACCGAGCGCCGACGTGTGCGGCGGGTCGACGGGCGGCTCGTCGTCGAGCGGCACCAGGTCGATGACCTCGACACGCAGGATCTCGACGAGGCCGAACAGCAGCACGCGCCAGATCACAGCGCCCCCCCCCTCAAGCTCGCGGCGGCCAGTTCCAGCAGCCTGCAGTCGGGACGTCGCCCGAGGCGTGCTCGACAAACTCGTTGAAGAACAGACCCGAGGGGTTCAGCACCGCGAGGCCGACGGCGCCCTCGACGGCGTGCACCTGCGTGATGATCGCGGCCCGCGGCTCGGGCAGATACTCGCCGCCCGGCGTGCCGTAGCTCTGATAGTGGACGATGCGCCCAACGGTCGGCGTCACGCGCCGTCCTCGACGAACTCCCAGAACCGCTCGGCCGTCTCCTTGACGGTGGCCTGGTCGTCGGCGAAACCCGACTCATGCGTGCGAACGGCGAGGCCGAGCACGGCGATCTTGGCCTGAGCCAACTCGTAGGCGTCCAATGCGCTGACCTTTCGGTTTGGGAAAAAATGCCGGGGAGAGAAACCCGCCT